TCAGAGTGGTACGTCTTCGGGCTGTACCATTTTTGTACCAATCATGCTCAATTCGAGTTTTCCGAGCTCGCCCCAGTCTGTGCTGGAATTGAGCCATTTCGCGTACGTCGAAAGCAGCATTTGCACGCTGTGGCCCAGCTGATTGGCAATAAACGCAGGGTTCATACCTGCCATGAGGCACATAGTAGCGTAGGTGTGACGGCAGTTGTATTGTCGCCGCACTCTAACTTTCAAATCCTTCAGCGCTTGTTGGAAGTGTTTGTCGGTCACGCTGGCCTGTTGGATGAACTCGGAATTGCGTGTCGGGGGAAAAACGTAGGGGGATGTCCGACACAAGCGTTTAGGCTGTGACTCGCGCAGGGTCCGAACTTCCTTGGCCTGCTTGATGGCGTGCACGGCTCGACTGTTCAGCATAACCAGCCTCGAATCCTTCGTTTTGGTGCGCTCCTCAATCAAGCTGTCTGCGACGATACGACACACGTTAGCCACTCGCTTATCCTCGTCGATCTCATCCCAGCGCAGCGCAGCAATCTCGCCCGGGCGCATGCCGGTGTAGAACGAGAACTCAAAGTAGGCCGCGTAGATCCGCTTGGCGCCCGCCGATGTTGCATAGAGGTGGCTGATGATCGCGTCGGCCTCTTCGGTCGTGAATGGATCGACTGACTTCTTCACCCTGGCGGGCAGTTCGATAGACGCCGCCGGGTTGCGCTCAATGAGCCCATCCCTGAGCGCCGTCTCCAAAAGAGTACCGAGCCGCTGGATGGCTGCTCGCTTGGTAGTCGGCGACTTCCACTCGGTAGCTGCGATGATCTTTCGAAGCATCAGCGTGGTTATTTTCCGTAGGGGCAGCTTCGACAGCGAAGGCATCCAGTAAAGGTTCATGGAAATTCGATAGTTCTTGCGGGTGCCCTCGACCACCTCCCGACCATTCAGCCAAATCTGAGCGTACTCGCCGAACAGGTCGGATTTGTCAGTATCTTCGGGTTCGTAGCTCGACCGAGGGAACAGCTCGGCATAGCGCGCATCATCTAGCACGCCATGCTTTGCCAGGCTGATTACGTGAGCACGGAGATCGGCTGCTGATTTGATCCCTTTGGCCGTTTGCGGATAGGGGAGCGTTTCACAGCGCCGGGTTTTCCACGTGAAGCGGATTCGAATTGATTCACCAGCAAATTCAACTCCGGTGGGCAATCCCACTGGCTTTCTAGCCATGCCTCATATCTCCCCACGCTATAGAAGACGCGACCATCGACGGTGTTCCAGATTCCTTTTGGAATAACACCGCGCGCTCTTTTCCCTTCCAATGCTCGCTTGGTGGTGCCGATAATGGCAGCCATGCGAGCTTCAGATACCTTGTCCATTTCATGGTCGACGGCATTGTGCAGCTCACTTCCCATGGTTACACCTCATTTCTACTGCTCCGGGCCGCGCTGGGCGGCGGAAGGGGTTATGCGGACAGTTCAGATATTGCGTGCTCGACCGAAGCCGCTCGCGGCTCTTCTGCTCCGTAGAAGGATTCGCTTATAGCCCGCTGCTGAAGCCGGAACACTTCTTCCGTCGACTCCTCGTTTTCCGAAATAACTGGCAGGCCGAGCTGGCGTATTCGCTCAATCGAAACGCCTTCTGGAACGTCAAACAAAGTAGTGATGGTCGTGGTAACGGAAATTTGCGGCATGGGTGATACCTCTCCCGCCGATCACCGGCAGGCTGTATATAGAAGAAGGGAAGGGTTACTTGCTCTGCCGCAAAGCCTCAGCAGCACACAACCGGCCGTACTCGATCATCTGCTCAAGCGTGTAGCCCGGCACTTCGCGATCAGCGCCGATGAAGCCGGTGTGGCGCGGCGGGTATGGCAGGTCGATCTGAGGGGGGATAAGTTGTAGTTTGGTCTCGCTCATGGCTTCACCTTCACGCCAGCGGCCTCTATAGCTGAAACAACAGCACCCCCAAGAATCCATAACCGGTCAGGCAGCGCTGTTACCTTGTTTGCAGAAGACAGATCAATCACCACCGCCGCACGCGATGCCTGCCATGCCATCCATGCATCCATGGCGGACGGATAGACGTAGGATTCGCCTTCGAGGCTTCGGCGCTTTTCGATGTTCCAGCCCATCTGCTCGGCCCAAGCCTCAAACTCCTCACGCATCTTTTCATTGCTCACAGGCAATACCTCGCCACGCCGCATTCACGGCTGACTTAAATTAATGGATTCGGCCAGAACGGCCAGAAATTACTTTTTTCGAGAAGGGGTTACTGGATTCGATCAACACTCGGCGCAGGCATTTACATCCCATTGCAGCGCCATACTCCCCATTGATCGACTGTGCATTCAGTCCAGCGGGGAGGTTTGCCGTATTGGGCGGGGAAGTGGATTTGGTGGGTCATGGGTTAAGCCTGGAGATTTCGTCAAGTAGAGCGTTGTACTCATAATCCATATCGCTCAGATATGGGCTATCCGCGCTTGGCTCTTTGCGCGGAGGCAGCACCACCTTCGCCGTGGCGGGCTGGGCTTGGAGATAGACATTCAGGAGCGAGCCAACAGGTAGCTGTTCAATATCAAAACGCGCAACGGTAGCGGCAGGCAGAACCTTCCCACTCGGTATCTCTACCTGAATTGTTGCGCACGCCACAGGCTCGCCCTGCTGCGCCTTCAGCTCTGCGATGCAGTCATTCAGCTGACGAATGACGACGAGCTGCCTCTGATCCCAGTCGGCGCGCTCATCCAGCTCTGCGTCCAGCCGCTCAATATCAGCCAGCAGCGGGGCGACTTGGGCGCGATCAATCAGCTCGATGACCCTGTGACCTTCGCCCTCCAGCTTTCTCAGCGAGGCGTGATCGCGGGTCAGTGACCAGCACTGGATATTCCCGTTCTTCGCAAATGATGCGCAGGCCAGAACTTCAGGCTCCCCGCCAACCGCTAGCGTCTGCTCGGCAGGGTCACAGATCCCACAATGCTCGCTACGCGGCCGACCAACGCAGGCATGACAGACACGCCGCACCATCGCGCCGTGGGTTTTGGGTTGGTTCATGGTTTCACCTTTATTTCGCATTCGTCGCACCGATACACGACATGAGGTACAAGCGGCCCGAACAGCCAGAAGCGCTTTATCATGACGTTGTTCGGCCAGAGAGCGCCGAACTCGCCACATCTAGGACACACGCCAAATCTCTTCATGCCCCCGCCCCCTGTTCGCCTGTGGCTGGCGCGGACTGGGCGAGCACAACCTCCTTCAGCTTCTGCACGCGCGCGGTCATGGAAGTGGACATAAGCCCGCCGTCCAGCGCATCGACTACATCGCCAGCGCGGTGGACGAATGCGGCATTCCGCGCCTCGCTGACCTTGAGCCGAAGCTTGGTATCAACAAGCTCCAGCGTAGAATTCGGAAGCGTGTTGCGCAGCAAGTCCCGCTCATGCGAAACATCAGCCAGTTGCTGCCTCAGCTCATCAAAAACAGCTCCGGACACAAAATTACCGCTCGCCGTCGTTGAAAACCGCAGCTCTGTCGCGGTGTATCGCCTCACTTCATTCATTTCGATTCCCTTGCGTAAATGGCCTGGCGCTTCTTCGAGCAGGCGGTGTGATTGCCGGTAGCCCGCAGATAACCGCATTGGTCGCAGGCTGGGGAGGTTGTTAGGCGTGGTGTGGTGGGGCGGCGGAGGGCGGTCATTCAATAAACTCGTCGCCATCGCAGGTGCTCGGATAGCCGGCCTTTGCCAGTGCAACTACCTTTTCCGCCTGCTCGATCAGCTCGGGATACTGATCATTCCAGTTCTGCTTGTAGGCCTTGCCCAGCATGTCTTCGAGGCACTTGAGCATCTGGGGCGCAGTCCGCATCAGATAAGCGTTGGCCCAGCTCTCTTCGCCGATGACATGCTTGATGCCGTTGTGATCCATGGCTGCGATGGTGGCAATCTCTAACGGTTCGCCGTCTCGCTCGACGCAGATGCAGTAGTCCTGGCGATCAATGAGCCATTCTTCTTTCGTGTGCATGGGAAAGCTCCGAACAAGCGCAGCCCTCCCGATACCGGATGAGGTGGCGCAGATGAGTTAAGTTGGGTGAGCTACGCTTCATCGCTCACATTGAGGGATAGTCATGAGCGAAGATCGCGTAGAGGCGCTTGAAATGGCGCTGAAATACTTGGTGATAGTGATGATCGAACATGGCGTCGATCTGGCAGCAGTGAATGCCGTGGTGGCTGACAGGCTGTTGAAGTCGCCAGAGCGAAAGTATCTGGCGGCTCAGGCGGTTCTGGCAATTGAGGCCGCTGGCGCAGACGACACATAGCAGATCAGACCAAACTCTGCGGCCACCTCGAATATCTGGTTGAACGCCAGCCCATCATCCTCAAGCGAATCTCCATGCTCGGCGTCAAACTGCCACACCAACTGCCTGAGCGAATCGCAGCCAAGACAAAGCTTTGCGGCGTAGAAATCGCCATCCCACTTACCGGCGAACCCTACATACCGCTCCCTTGGTGCAATTGGACGGCAGCAGCTATCGCAGTGCTGATGCTTTCTTGCGGTCTTTACACACTGAACCTCGAATGAATCGGTCATAGATCGCTCCATGCATGCGCCGCCCTCCGTGACCGGTGGTGGCAAATTGGGTTTAATTGGGGTATTACGTACAGGAGGCGTTACGCGGCGGGCCTTTCGATCTCGTCGTCTTCGTCCTGATCGGGGTTGTTCATGATGCTTCTGACGCCGTGGTCGTAAATATCACGCGCCACATCTGGACTAACTAATATTGTGTGGCGCGGATAGGTCAGGAAGGCCGCAAGCTCATCGTCGTTCATCAGGTCCATCTTCATGACTGCGATCTGCAGCATCTCGCTGGTCGCAATCTTCGCCGCACGGTCACTGATGCGCTTGATTGCCTGCTCAATGCCTGGGCGAACCCGGTGACGCAATTCCTTCTCTGCGAACTTGGCTCGCTTAGCGGCCAACTTCTCATTCCGCTCTGTGGGCGTCATCGCCATCACCGCTTCCTCCGCTTCTTGGTAATGCCCCGCCCGTGTGCCGTCCAGCCCGCGCCGCGCACCAGGTCACCGACATCTGCAATCAGCGCTTCAACCCGCTCGTTGACCAGTGGCACCAGGTCGAACATCAGCGCGCTCGGCACCGTCAGGCTGTGTATCGTCTTCTCTCCGTTGGGCAGCATCAGCCAAACCGAAACATCCCAGCGCACCGGCTTCGATGGCCTGGTTCCCTTCGGCATCGTGTGACCCCCGGTCGGGCCAATGGTATGGATAACTGACATGGTCATTGGTTAGCCCACTCGCAGGTAGTTTGAGTTGTTCGGCCCGCCTGTTGCGCCGGACCTTTACTGACAGCCGCCTCATCTCGGGATCGTCGGATAGTCGATGCCGTACGTTTCGATGATTCGCCACAGCTTCTTCTGATTGATACCCATACGCTTGAAACAGGTCGTGCGGGGAATGCCCAGGTCTCGGAAGGCCTCGATGCGCGGGATCAGCTTGCGATCCTCTTCCTCGTCAACCATTCCAGGCAGCGCGATGGAGTGGTCCTTGGCGATCCTTCGCAGCCTGTCAGCCGTCAATCCGAACTCCCGGATAACGGCCTGCTGCGTGGCGCCATCGGAAAATAGCCGGGTGATACCGGGCACCATCAATGCTTCGGCGGCCCGCTTCGCCTCCATCGGGGATTCCTTCTTCTTGCTGACGAAGACAATCCCGTATGCCGCCGCGATGTGGCCCAGGCGTTTGGCGCTGATCCCCATATCAGCCGATGCCCGCTTCAAGCCGAGGTCTACATAGGCCCTCAGCTTTCCCGCTGTGCTCCGCTCAAGCTCCAGGGCTTCCCGAGCCTTGCGTTCGTGTTCGGCGGAACTGGCCTTGTACCCGTAGGCGATTGTTTCGTTGTTGAAGGGCAGGGACACGCCACGGGTGATGCTCAGTTCGTGGATGACGCCGCCGCGCCGCAGGAATGCATCCGTTGCATCGGCCAGGCGCGCAGAGGCTGCGCTGTTGTGCCGAACCATACTCAGATCCAGGCTGATCATCTAAGCCACCCTGAACAGTTGTGACTTGAGCCCTTCCACTTGGCGCTCAAGGTTGCGGATGGTCTTTTCGCCGCGCTCACGGTCTTGGCCGATCCATTTAGGTGAAGCTGCGTAGAGTCTATCCAGGCTTTCACGCAGATGGTGAAGGTGTGTCTGGCGGTTCTGTTGGACGATGAGGGTGGTGGTCATGGTCAGGCTCCGGCGAGGTAGGGAAGGGCGCGGAAAGGGATATCTTCGTCATAGCTGTCAGGCCCGTTCGTACCTTGCTGACTCTGTTGCGGTCTTGGCTGCTGCGGCCGGGATTGAGGCGAGGCCTGTCGCTGAGGCGCCGGCTGATCTTGTGCCGGCGGACTGCCAGCGAACTTGATCACAATTACCCGGCCTGTGAGCTTCATACCTTGGGTGCCATCGCTTTTTGGGAAGGTTTCGACATGGGCATCGTCGATAGTGAAATGCAGCTGTTGACCCTTGAGTAGGTAAGGCCCTAAAGCCTCTGCCTGTTTACCCCAGAGAGTTGCGTCGACCCACTGTGTTGGCTTCTTGCCATCCGGACCTTTACGGCCGTATTCGCAGGCCAGCGCAAGGTTGCACACGGCGTCACCGCCAGGAGTGAAGCGCACTTCAGCGTCACGGCCGAGGCGACCGACATCAGATAGAGTTGGCATTTGGATTCCTTATTAAGCGGCAATGCCGAGCACTTTGTTCATGCGCTCGTCGAGGATTTCGTAGAAGGTTTTGACACGCTCGCTGATCTTGCGAATCAGCACTTCGTCGCGGTACATGCGCTTGACGAACAGGGGCATGCCCGGCCAGTAGCTGATGAAGTCGATCCACTCGCGCTCTGACGCCCATAGACCTCCTTGGCATTGTGGAACGTGCTCTTTCGGGACCTCGTCTGCCAGGATCACGCCAACCTGAAACTTCGGCAGCTTGGTTTTGATTTCGGTCAGGCCGTTGGCACCCACCAGCGCGTCGGGCGAGTAGCCAATTCCGTGATTCAGGATGATGCCGACTTCCTGGGTGCTGACCTCTTCGCGGCGCTCGTACAGGTCGCGGGCCACAGCCTCCAGCTCATGGCCGCGAATGGTGGCCTTGGTCTGGAATGGAATCTCGGCAGCTTCCTCGGTGATGCGCTCGCCAATCAGCTGATCCATGTAGGTATAAGCAGCAACGCCAAACCCTGCCGGCCCCTTGCCGCTGACCAGTAGCACGTCCAGCTCGGACGCTGTAGCGATGCCAAGGCGCAGAGCCAGCCATTCCGGCGTGCCCTGCTTGATGTCAGTGATAATCCTCATTCGGCCACCGCCGTCGCGGCCTCTGCCGCCTTGATTGCCTTGTTGAGTTGACTGACCAGTACGTCGTGACGGGCTTTAGGAACGCACTCAACCGAGCCGTATTCGCCAATGAACCAGTCTTTGGTCTTCTCGGTGCAGCGCGTCAGTAGGGCGTTGATACCCAGCGCCTGTACGGCCGTAATGTTTGCCGTCGGAACCGCAGCGTGCCCGTCGTCGTCCTCACCGCGAGTAGTGAGGTTGAGCAGGGCAGACATCACGTAGCGCTTGCCGTAACTGGTGGACGAGCCGACAGCCTGTACCGCGTTCTTGCTGCCACTGGTGTCGAGCGGTAGCAGCATCGAGGTGCTTTCCCGGTGCCCGGCGCGGTGCATCAGGATGCCTGTGACATTCAGGCCAGCAGCGACGTTTTCGACCTTGAACGTAATCGCGAACCCGTGCTGCTGCATGATCGGCTTGATCACGTCGTTGATGTCTTCGAAGGTGGCGTAGTCGCTGCGCTTCTGGCCGTTAACCACAATGGCGCCGCGCTCGGCGATGCTCGGGATGTCGCTCTGCATGGCGGCCATTGCAGCGTTGAACTCTGACTCAGCGTCACGGGCCTGCATCCGTTCGTGCATCGCCATCAATCGCTCAAGCTTGTCGATATCGCATGTTGGGTCAGCAGCAGCTCGGCTGATCACGGCCATGATGCTGCTGTCGCTAGAGATTGGAACAACTGCTTGACGCCGCTGCTCCGGGAGAATGATTTCGCCTGCCATGGTAGCTTCCTCAGTAATGGATGGTGACGGCTGGAATCTGTCGACTTGCAATCAGGATCACTGCCTTCTTGGCGCAATCCTCTGGCATACCGCCGTCGATGAAGGCCTGTAGCGCAGCCCGGTTGATCCGCCCCTTGTGGGCCTTGTCAGCTTCGCGCGCCTCCGCCTGACGACGATCTTCGGCGGCCGCCTTCTCTTGGCGGGCAATCTCGGCCAGTCGTGCCTGCTCAACTGCCTGCGCCTGTCGCTGCTCAGCAGCGGCGCGCTCTTGGTCGGCGCGCTGCAGGCCTGCTATCCGATCCTGCTCAGCCTGAAGCTTCTGGCGCTCAGCCTGCTCGGCCTGCAATTGGATCTGCAGTTTCTGGCGTTCAGTCTCTGCCTCGGCATCCCGAATCTTTTGCTCTGCGGCTCGCTGCTGGGCTGCAGCATGATCTTTCAGGTCTTGCTCTCTCGCTGCCGCTGCATTGCGTTCGGCTTGAGCCTTCTGCTCTGCATCAATCCGCGCATTCTCAACAGCTTCGCGGGCAATGGCTGCGTCACGCTCTTGCTGCTCGCGGACGGCTTGCTCGGCGTTGAACTTGGAAATGGCGGCCAGTTCAGCTTCGTGCTTGGTGCGGTCGGCCAGTAGAACCCGGAGGGTGGCCAGCGACTTGTCTTTGACTTGAGCCGCCTCGGGCAGAAACTCTTCCCAGCTGTCGTCCAGTGCGACCGGCTCCAGATCGGCGATAACCTGGGCGACGAATGCAGCCGTCGGCGTCTCGGCGAACACGGCCAGATCCTTGAGGCGCTGGATGGCATCAGCGTGCTTGTCGCGCCGTGCCACCTCGGCAGCTTCCCAGTCAGTCAGCGGCTTGCGAATCTCGTCACGCAAGGCATCTGCATCGCGCACAAACTCACGCAGCTCAACCTCGATGATCTTTGGAAGCTCCTTGATCTTGCGCAGGTAGTCACGACCCGGCTTTTCAACTGCTGCCTTGCGCTTGCTGACTGTGAAGGCAAGGCTCGCGATACGCTCACGGCCTTTCGCGGTCGTAAGATCAGGCACCTCTCCGGAAGCCTCGTCCTTGATCATCTGAAGAAATAGCTTCAGGCCGTTCTGGACGTAAACCACCGGGGCAGTTTCGTCGCTGATATGGTCAATGGTGATGACTTGCTGTGCAGCGGACATGAGGATTCCTTGCCGCGCTATACGCAGCCTTGAAAGTTGAATGAGGGGTTACAGAGGCGCGATGCGATCAGCCAGGCACAAGGCGAGCATCAAGACGCTGAAAGCGAACAGAACAGGGAAGCTGCCTCGCCAAAATATGAAGCGGCGTCGGCGCTGATTGGCTGTCATCCCCAACCTGCAATCGGACGGCGCTTGAGCCAGTCCGCTTTGATCGGGTAGGGCAGATCGGCAACACGCATGCCGCGGGGAGGAGAGAAGGTTCCGCGCACAATGGCTGGCGGGGTTCTCGCCTCCAGCTCTTCGACCTGCTCATCAATCAGGGATTTCACTGGGGATGTGCTCATGAATCCATTCCTCTCAACTGTTCAACCCTGTCTGCACAAGTTCTCTCAACACGATCCCGATAGCGGTCAGCCTCGGGCTTGTCGAGCAGATGCACGAACTGGGCGATTTCGATCATGCCCATGACAAAGCTCATGTCCGGGGCGGGGGAGGAAGATCGCGCTATTTTGGCGACCTCCATTTCGATGAAGGCAACGGCTGGATCCATGCTCACAGAGCATCCTCGGCCACAGCAACCGCACCAGCCTTCGCAAATGGTTCCAGCAGCGCGACGGCGATCTGGCGTATGGCCTCATCAGGATCAGCGCAGTTCAGGGCCTCACCGGCAGCACTGGCGGCGTCAGCAGTAGCCTTCCGGCGAGCCAGCAGGATCAGCCGACCAAGAACCGAAGGGCTCACCCCGGTATCGCCAAGCTGCTCCATGGCGAAATCATCGACCGCCACGGCGAACCGCTCGTAGGTCACGCCGCGCTCAACGTCAGCGCCCATCAACAACTGCTCAACGCCGTTTGCTACCCATTCCCGCTCAGCCGTGTCGTCAATTACGACCGGGAGGCGATTGTCATATTCGAACTGTGCAGAAGTTAAGGTTTTCCAGTCGTAGACTTGATTCGCAATCATGAGTTTTTCCTCGCGACATGCATGGCGCCGAAGCTTTAATAAAGATGATTAAATTCAGTCAAAAGATATATTCATCGGTCGCAAGCGTACTCACCATGCAGCTCTGCTCTCATTTTGCTTGCGAACGCAACCGCGTCTGGAAGTGTGGAAATCCATTTAGATATTCGCCTGTCTCCCGCCTTTATACTTACTAAATATCCAGATCGATTCCTGCTGATATTCTTGAACCCCGTAGTGTTTTTGCTCGGGATCTTTGAATTCATCATGTTTTGGCTTTTGGATGCTAGCCGCAAATTCGATATTCTGTTATCTGTCTTGTTGCCGTTTATATGGTCAATAATTCCAATAGGAAACGACCCGTGAACATACAACCAGACAAGTCGATGAAGCATGTATGTGCGCCTATCAACCATGAAGTAGAGATGTCCGTTACCGGTAATGCTACCGACAACCTTGTTGTTCCTTCGCCTCCGCATTAATCCAGAATCAGGATCATAAAAAAGAACCTCGCGGAGGCGATCCTGGGTGATCGCTTCGCGCGTATTCATTGGCTTATCGGCCATGCTCACCTCCGGGATGGTTGGCAAACACAATCGGCTGGAAACATCACTCGGCTGTATTCCGCAAAGGAGCCGGCTGTTTCCATGCGATTAAATTCGGGGCAATAAAAACCCGGCGTTAACCGGGTCCGCAGATACAGGGCTCACTCACATTTAGGTGGCTGCCGGGGGAGTCGTTAATCGAGAAATCTACCAACCTCGCCTCCCGTGCTTTTTTGTGGGAAGCCCTGACCAAGACTTAACTGTGCGCTTGGCGTCTTAGGTGATGCGGTTGCCGCCGGGATTCTGCCCCGTCGGTATGTATGCGTATCTCCTGTCGCTCGCTCACTGGGCAGGCAGTGGCCACCTATGGAATGGGGTGCAGATGCCCGGTGCTGATCTCCGGGTTGAGAGCCATGCCGCGGTCAGCGCCTTTCGGCTACCGCAATGCCAGTTATTACGAGCCGGTACCACGAGGGCATAAAATACTACTTAGCCGGTCAGCGATCGCTATCGGAACTGTTAGTTTTCAAACCTGCCCGTCAGCCCGGGCCTTCATCTGCGTTGATGCAGGGGGCCGCTTTCGCGGTGTGTACTCATCCGCATCGGAGGTGGTCTTCAGTGCTGTGGCCAGGTCCGCCTTTCGGTCCAAGGCGCTGCACGGGCTAATTAACCTGTGCTCTTCCTTTGTTCCCGAACCCCGCCGCATATGTCAGCCAATTGGCCCGCGGGGCATTACCTTACAGCTCGACGCCCTTAGACCCTTCCGGGACTGAAGGCCACCTCCGATGCAGCCTGCCTAAACAGGTGATCGGTACTCTTGCCCATAGGGCGGTTATGCGGTGGCTTTGCGGATGGTCGCTTCGAAGCGTGTAGCCAGCTCGGCGTTGACCTCGGCCTTCGCAGTGCTTTCTTCGGTGCCCTTGGCTCGGTGAGATTGCTCGTAGCGGCGCAGGGTTGAGGCGGCCGTGATCAGATCGGCCAGAAGATCTGGGGAGCCGGCAATCAATCGGGCATTTGCAATGCAGGTTTCGTGAGACTCATGTTCCTCGCTTTGCCAGCTGACCGTCGCAACACTGCCAAAGCCGCGCTGGCTATCAGAGAAAATGTAGGCGCAATCACAGGCGCATGATTCTTCTCGGGCGAAGTGCGGAACGCTCCAAGGCCCCGGCGTAAATTTCGGCTCACTCATTGTCTTGCTCCGTTGCGTTAATGGGGTGGGTTAGGCGGCAGATTCGGCTTCTGCAATCTCGGCCTGAACTGCTGCTAGATCGTCCTTGCACGCAATCAGAGCCTCTGATTCTTTCTTGCTCAGTATGGCGAGCGCCTTTTCAGCCAGCGATTCGAAGTCCCGGCGAATCACCTCAGCCATCGCAGCGTTGAACGCTTCCGGCGAGTCGTGATAGTTCGTTGCCCCGGCGTACGACTGACCGCAGTACTGCGCGGAAACCTTTACGCTATTGAGCGTGTAGGGCTTGTTGTTCTGCGAGTCGACCTTCTCTTTGTTTTCCAGCCACTCCCTTGCGCGCTTCGCTTCCAGCTTGGCGGCTTGGTACTTTTTGTAGCTTTCCATCTTCTATCTCCCATCCCAGTCATTTACCTCAGAGCCCGGTATAGGGGTGAGGGGGTGTGGTGTTAGGCGGCGAATAATTCTCGCTGCTCAGGTTCAGGCATCAGAAACGCCACCAGCTTCGTATCAGGCCAGTCGGTGACGTCGGTCCAGTCGGCGTAGAAGTGCTTCCGCTCGGCCGGGTGCAGCCATTGACCTTGCTGCCTGTCCGGGTGGACGCAGAAGGTGAAACCTTGATCTCTCAGGTCCATCTCACTTCCTCCACTTGAATTCAACAAAGCGTCCGATGCGGGCGCTTGGGTAGGGTTAAACCGGAGAGTTGCTGTCCGAATCGCAGCTATTCAGCCACTCCAGAACGGCGTCCTCACCGATAGCGTTGAGCATGTCGGTAGGGTCCGTCTGATCGCTTTTAAGCCAGTCGCTCAGGTCCTCTTCGGTCATCGCCTTCAAGACGTCATCAGCCCCGATAAAGTCGATTACGTCGCGCACATCCAGGTCGTGCAGCCGATCATCCAGCGCCATGTCTTCAACAATGAGCTTTGGGTCGCCCTCGACCGTTACCGTCATTCCGCGATAGTCCGTTTCCACGGACACCTTGTCGGCCTTGAATGAAGTCGTTTCCATCTTCGTAACTCCCGTTAATTTCCAATGCCGCCTCATCGAAGCGGCATCAGTAAATCTGTGGTCTTACTCAAACCAGGCACCGGTCGCTCATCCGGTATCACGCTTCCCACTTCACTCGGGGCCTGCGTGTCGCTTGAATGACAGCTTCATGGCCGTCACACCTGTTCGCAGCTCGCCCTGTTGGGTCTGCTGGCCTTCTATGCCTGAAGGCTCGGCGGTCTAGTGGTTTTAAAGAGCGGATGGAGCGTTCCGGTTGCCCGAGGACCTTTGAGGCCCTATCCGCCTTGCGCTTGTGTTTGATATGCAAGTCGGCTTGCATCTATAAAAGCATGCTGGTGTTTTGAATGCAAGCAAGCTTGTGTATTTATTTTGTACTGTATGGATATACAGCATTCACAGGGAGGAGTTCAAACATGGCGACGAAGCAGGCAAAACCAGCAGTTCGGAATGAAATGAGCGGTATCGAGAGGTTGAATCTGAGGGTTTCGTCAATGATCAATCACCCGATCGCGCAGGAAAGGCGGTCGGTGACGATTCATCGCCTGGATACGGACGGCGACCGAGAGTGGGACGAGGTGATGGGCTTGTTAGCGGAAACAGATGAGCTGGACGTGACCTTCGACGACGACGGAGCAGTGACGGTGAAGTGGGAGGCTGTAGCGCCAGAAGATATGCCGGTCGAGGCTGCCGAAGAGCTTACGGAAGAGCCCGCACCTTTCTGACGGGCAATAAAAAGCCCGGCGCTTGGCCGGGCTAGTTGTTAAATATAAGTCGCGGCTGAAAGTGTGCAGCGAGAAGGCGGTAAGGCTCTGATACCTTGTCCTGGTAGTGGCTTTGCGCGATCCCAGAGAGCATGTCAGCGAACTGCACGCTGAGATTTTTCGAGCTGTCACACGGGTAGGATTTCAGAACGGTTGCGACATTCTTCGTAAACCACAGCTCTGTCTGAAGATAATCCCCGAGACTATTACCGCTCTGCACCTTGATGCTGCGGTCATCCGGAAAGAAAAGAACTTCGTCGCTCTTTGCCATTTCATCAAGCAGAAGCATCCGGGTCATATAGTTATAGAGCTTGTTCGGATCATTTCTAATGTGCTGCTGCACATTCTCTTTCTTCGCGGTGATCGATACATACCTGATTCCGCCGGCAGATGCCGTCGCGACCCGTTTTGCCATCTCGGCAAACCCCGCTCGCTCTTCGGGAAGCATTCGAGCCCACTTCTTTTCCTTAGAGGTAGGCCACTTGAACTTATTGTAGAGTCTGCGCATGCCGCGCATCGGGTCGTGCACCGAATCTTCGGAGACAATCAAGGCAGCAATGGTGATGTATCGGCTTGACCCTCCGTCGCGGTAGGGAGCGTCAAATTTCCAGCCTAAGTCACCGCTCTCATCCAGATAAATAAAACTTCTCGTCATTGAGATGCGGTGCTCGAAAATGGAGGTGCAAACCCTGGGACTGGCGCCCTTACAGAGCGCTTACGATACAAATCATGCTTCGCAGGCACCCAGGCTTTACATGCACCGATGCAATCCTATATTACATTACGTATTCAGTCAATTTAACTGTCGTATCCTGAGATCACGGCCGAATCAGTTAAACAGCTCGCACGATCCGCCCATCCCGAACCTCGTCCGCATAAGCCCTGAGCGCGTCAATGTGCTTATGGAGCACCACGATCTTCCCGGCCGCAGCCAACAGCGCAGCATCGCCGCAGGCCTGAGACTCACGAAACAGGTCGTGAGCCGCATCATCCAGGGCAGAGGCGGCGTCCAAAAGTCCGCGCCGGAGTTGCTGATTTGGTTTCTTCAGGGCCATGGCTTTACACCAAGTTGGCATTCCAGACGAGGAGCACACGCGCCTGGATGTAGGTAAGGTCGCGACGAATGAGCCGGTCCTTATGCTTTGAGTTGTCTGAGATCATCTCGTAGTGATCCTCATCAGCAACCTGCAACCGTTTTATATATAGCAAGTCATCCCAGACGAATAAGTAAATTCCGTCACCGACAAATTCGCGGACGTGGATGTTCACTATCAGCGGATCGCGATGTTTTATCGTCGGCTCCATAGAAGAGCCCCAGCCCGTTACCATCTTCAGGTGGTAGTGCTCTTCAAACTCTACACCTAGCTCGCGCAGGTGCTTGGGGCTCACGCGGATATCCTTGAGCATCTCCGGAAAGTCATGGGCATTCTGACCGCCGCCCATCGCGCCGCGAATATCGTAGTGAGCAATCCACACCTCATCACCCACCAGGCCAGGTCGAGAGAAGTCGCCAGTAATCACGTTGCTGCCCTGATTGGCTTGTAACTCTGCGGCAGTTTCCTGAACCGCATCCGCAATCTTCTGGCGAGCATCCTCAGAAAGGCTCTTTCCATGCTTGGCCAGCATCTGTTGAACAATGTCCACTGACGACTTATTCGGCCCTTGCTGTGCTTTCGCTGCCTTTCGCGTAGGAGGCTCCCCCTTGCCTGACAACAGCCAATCCACCGTCGTGTCATAGCCCTCGGCAATCGCTACAAGGTTTTCATTCCGAATATTGCTCGTATCTCCGGCGAACCACTGCCGCACAGCTTCATAGCTGATGCCGCAGGTGTTCGAGATGTCGCGTTTATACCCGCGCGGCCCTACCTCAGGCTTCCGCGCGTACACCAGTTTCGTGATTCGGTCAGTAATTTTCATGTGAGCAATCTACAAGGAAGCTTGTCAAGCATGCTTGCCTTGCAAACACAAGCATGCTTGAATATGAGCTAAGCAAAGGAGGTCGGCATGACCAAAACACAAGCAATCAAGCATTTCGGCTCTGTATCAGCGCTCGCTAAGGCCATCAACGTTACCTACGAGGCAGTACGCCAGTGGGCTGATGTGCCTGAGCTGCGCCAGTACCAGATCGAACGAATCACCCAGGGTGCGCTTAAAGCAGAGCCTGCAAATCAAGCTGCTTGAGTCGTGCCGCCTGTAAATCAAATTCAACCGTTTAGAACGATTCCAATCACGAAGGAGCGACACATGTACGACGAACCACGCCATCTGAAGGACCGAGAAATTAAATCTCGGTACGACGATGAAACCTACGAGGCACTCAAGGCAGTCGCCCGACTTCACAAGCTGCAACTCGCCGTATTCGTTCGCATGTGCGTGGAAGAGAAGCTGGAAAGCATCGTTGAACAGGATGTTACCGGGAAACAGCAGTTGGCCTGAAGGCCCTGAAAGGAGGCTCTGTGCCTGAAACCACGATCTGCCATGGGATCGATGGGCGCCTCTACGAAAAGCTTGAACGACTGGCAAAAGCCGCAGGCATGTCGCCTGACGAGTACGCCGCAAAGCTTGGAGCAGAACGCTTTTTCGAAAAGACCAGGCCAAAAGGGGCCGGAAAACTCCGACACCTGCCTACACCACGGCGCGACCCGCCGCAGGACTTAAAAGGGCCTGAAAAAGGAGGGACTGATGAAGGCTTCGATTAGCAAAACCCAAACAGCAGGCGAAAAAAAACCACCCGGCCAGGTGGTTCTTCGCATTGCATTCGTTACAACTCTGTGAGGCTGATTATGCATACCTCTACTTGCGATGTACAGGCCCTGAAGAATCCCGCGCCACGAAATACGAATAGCAAATTCGTGGCGCGGGAAAATATTGAGCTGCTTCTATCTGCCGATCACGCACGCGAACTATTCAGCGTGCAGGACGGACGGCTTATAAATCTGGTTCGCCGAGGCACCCGGGCAATGCCTGGAATGTTCGCTGGTTCGCCAAATATTGACGGCTACATCCGCGTGCGGATCAACAACATTTCCTACCGCGCTCACCGGGTCATCTGGCTTATCACCTACGGCGAATGGCCGGAAGGGCAGATCGACCATATAAATGGCGTGAAGGACGACAACCGCATTGAGAACCTGCGCGCAGTCAGCGTGACAGGGAATCAGCAAAACCAACACGTGCGCGTCGATAACACTTCAGGAGTTACCGGGGTGATTTTCGACCGTGGTTACTGGACTGCGAAAATCCGGGCCAACGGCAAGCGAATTCACCTTGGCTGCTTCAAGTCCCTGGAAGAGGCTGCCGCTGCGCGCAAGGCCGCCGAACGCCTTTATGGCTTCCACCCAAACCACGGGAGAACCGACTCGGCCCGCCGCAATGGTCTGCCGTCTCTCAATTCGCCTCGAATCTTGAGGACTGCCTAATGGCCAGAGCCAGAAATATCAAGCCCGGCCTGTTCAGCAATGAAGTAATTGCTGAGCTTCCACCCTTCGACCGGCTTCTTTACATCGGACTTTGGTGCCTGGCTGATCGTGAGGGTCGGCTTGAGGATCGTCCTAAGCGTATCAAGATGGAGCTTTTTCCTTGCGATACGTACGACGTGACTACCGGCCTGAATTCCCTCAGCACCCATGGATTCATTCAGCGCTATCAGGTTGCCGATCTGGCGATAATCGAAATACCGACATTCCGCAAACATCAGCGTCCTCACGGCACTGAGCGGGACAGCGTGCTGCCAGATAAGCATGGCTTCCTCTCAATCAATGAGCGCAAGCCAAGTGGCGTAGTTACTGGGGCAAAACGACTGGTTAACGTTAAAGACACTCCAAATAACGTTAATCCACCGTTATCTAACGTAGATCATCCGTTAGATAACGCCCTGATACCTGATTCACTGATACCTGAAGAACACAACACACTGCGCGAGGAAGCTGATACTTCCCTCGACCCAAAGTCCCCATGCGAAATGACCCTGGCATGGACGCCTGACGAGAAGCTGCTGAAGGCTTATGCGTTTCGCATGGCAATCCCTGTTGACAGATTCACGGACGAAGCCACAGCGGCGTTCGTTTGCCACTACTCGGCATCTGGCCGCATCGAGACTCAGGCCGCCTGGGTGAGCCTGCTGGTGAAGTGGGTGAAGCGCGACGAGGCATCGGCCAGCAATGTCCGCCAGTTCCCGCTGAGGAAGCAGGCCAACGGCCCCGACTTCTACGACCAGTCATGGCGTTCAGATACGAGTGACGACCTATGAGGCCCGCCAACTCACTGACCACTAGGGCGGCATCCTCGATTCGCGCCGGAAACTTGCCGCCTGTTACCGAGCCGCTGGGCACCGTAGACGACGACACGGCCGAAGTCGTTGAGCGCCTGTTCCGCCAGCTTCAGGCCATCTTTCCGGCCCACAAACAGGCTTGGCCTGATGACAAGGCCTTGGCCGCAGCAATGCGCAGCTGGACGAAGGGTTTCGTGGCAGCGGGCATCTGCACTCTTGAACAAATCCGATTCGGGATCGAGCAGTGTCGTAAAAGCGGCTCACCGTTCGCGCCAAGCGTCGGCCAGTTCATAGGCTGGTGCACGCCTGGACCTGAAGCCTACGGCCTGCCAGCGAGCCCTGACGCGTGGATAGAGGCATTGATGGGCGTCTACAGCCATGAAGGCGTGAAGATCGCCGCCATTGCCACTGGTTTGTTCGACCTGCGTTCAGCCAAGCAGGACGACAAAGGGCTTCGTCAGCGCTTCGAGCACAACTACACGATCGTGATTCGCCGCGCCCAGTCCGGCCAGCCACTCGACGGCAAGATCCTCACCGGCATCGGCCATGACAGCCAGAAGACGGCGCTGGAACTGGCTGACGAACTGGCCGAGCAGGAAAACCAAGCGCGAATTATCAAGCAGGGAATCCCAGTGGACGGCGCATCGGCGCGCGAACTGCTGATGGCGAAATTTGGCAAGAGGACTGCGCAATGACTTCCAAAACAACGAATGAAGTGGTCGCCGCTGTGGTTGGGCGGGCCAAGGAACGACCAGAGCACGTGCTGCGAGTAATCACCAGTGATCAGGAAATGGGCCTTGCTCCGGTCGCATGGTCTTGGGAGCAGTGGGGCGGCATGTGCAACGCCTTCGTGCAGGACCCTCGCTGGGAGGCTGATACCGATGATGGCCGTAATTACTGGGTTGAGCGTGGATTCGTCGCCCCTCGTCCTTTGCACATACAGACCCCTTTGCAGGCCGCTGCGCCCCAGATGCTGATTCAACTCAAGGCGCTCATTCACATCTCCAATGCCACCAATTGGGAAGACCACACCTGCGGCGAGATAGCCCGCGCTCGCGCCCTGGTGGAGCGAATTGAAGAGTTCATCGCGCTCCAGTCGATCAAGGAGCCATCCCAATGACCCCACTCCAACGCAGCACCGTACAAACCCTACAGGCCGAAGGCTTCAAGGTCACACGTCACCAAAAAGACATGGTGCTCATGAGTTCAGGAGCAGATCACCGACAGGTCCGAACTGACGGCAGCCAACGTCGTGGCAATCATATTGAGCGGGGAGTGGGGCGATGAGTGATTTGAAAATAGCGGTAAACGACCAAACACGCCTCACGATCAATCAGCAGCGGGTTCTGGACGAGCTTCGCAAGATTGGACGGGAGAGCCTTTACCGCTATCGCGAGCAGTCGCCGTATCTGTTCAGCGAGGACTGCAAAAAGGTTTCCGCTGGCGATGAGTATTGCGTGTTCGGCATGGGTGGACTCAGTTGGTGGGTTAGCGCTCGACTGGATCTTAAAACGCCTTCCGTTCTCGGAATCTTCAAGGCGCTGGAATCCAAAGGATTGGTTCTGCGCGAAACCCGAAACCCAAAGTACAAGCGCCCGTTGTACTGGTGGCCGGTTGGATTAGCCGCAGAACTGGCTACGGAGGTGTCGCAATGAGCGAATTCGTGGAAGTGAAAACGGCTGAGCTGGCTGGCGCTGCGCTTGACTGGTCTGTGGCTCAGATCGACGAAGTGAAGACCATCATGCTTTCACCGAAAGGCGCGGAGCCCAAGAAGCCGTTTGCGCTGTTTGGCTCCCTGGCCCTGCCAATTGGTGATGGCGAGCAAGGATATGCGCCTTCAACTTGCTGGCACTGCGGCGGGCCGCTGCTGACCAAGTTCAACATCGACATCACTGTCGAGTACAAAGGCCTGTTCTACGCCAGCGTCTGCGATGAATTCGGCATGCCAGTCATGCCCGGTGATGTGAATGGCGCATTCGGTCCAACCCACCTCATCGCAGCCTGCCGCGCCATCGTCGCCTCTGTACTCGGCGAGACAGTGAGCGTGCCTAAGGAGCTTTGCCATGAGTGATTATTCGAAGTTGAAGGAGCTCGCCGAGGCTGCCGGTGGCGTTCACTGGGAGTGGTGGACAAGTAATTCCACCTTGCGCCTGACCAGCGAGAAAGAGGGCCGTCACGGTTCTGACGGGGACGCGATCAGCGCCTACCAAGGCAATGTTGAGTGCCCTGAAAAGTACCGTGCGTTCATTGAGGTGGCCAGCCCGGCCGCGGTCATGCAGTTGACCTCCGAGCTTAGCCGAGCCACAGCCGATAAGGACCGAGCCGAGGAAGAGTGCGGCTGGCACCTTGAGCGTGTCTGTCAGCTTGACGCTGATATTGACCTGCTCAAGGCTGAGAACGAACGGCTCCGCGAAGCGCATGAGCAGGTCTGCACAAATTACAACCGGGCCAGCTATGCGTCCGAAGAGCGAGGCAAGCAGATCGACCAGCTCAAGGCTAAGTGCGAAGGGCTGCGCGAGAAGGTCGCATGTGTGGACGATTTATCAGCACTGGTTCGCCAATTAGTCCACCGCCTGCGGAAAGCCGCGCCGGACAACGATCTTCCCGGAAAAGCTATGGACTACTTGAAGCGAAAAGGGCTGCAAGGTAGCCCGCTGCGCTCTGGCTCAGCGGGAGTCGATCCAGTCATCGACACCCCCAATAACGCCATCAAGTGGACTGCTGAAGACGAGGCAGGTTCGAAGGTCGTATACGAGCAGTGGGCAAACCTCTATGAGTACGTGCCTTGGGTAGAGGGCGGCAACTCCCTGAAGCAAGACGAGGCTCGCCGCCTGTATGCCGCCATCGAAGGGAAGGTTTACTGCTATGGCCGATAAAATCCGCCTCAACTCCCTGTCCGAACTATCAGCAGTCAGTGCCGCGATCCGCGCAAAGGGCTTCCCTTGCAATGTGACCATCACTGGTGCGGGCCGAAGCCTTCCCCAGAACGCCCTTTTCCATAAGTGGTGCGAGTGCGCTGCCCAGTTCTTCGTGAGCATGGGCAAGACGACCTTCGCCACGGGTGCCGCGATGAACATGGAAAACATGAAGCGGAACCTGAAGCAGACGTTCCTCGGGGAAGTCGCCGTTCAGGACATCAACCTGAAGACAGGCGAAATCACAGAGCGGTATGAGCTCAAGCACACCAGCGGCCTGGAGAAGGGCGAAATGCATCTGTTCATGACCTGCATCGACATGTGGGCGAACGAGCACGGCATCTACCTCCCGCACCCCGAGGACAGTGAGTACATGAAGATGCGCTGCAACATGGGAGAGGCCGCATGAAGACCCTAATCAGGCTCACCAAAAACTTCACCACCTTCATGGCAAAAGCCTATGAGCGTCCAGAGCTGTGCATTGAGTTTCAGGGAGGCTGGGTATGACTGATTCACCGAAAGGAAAACCCTGCCCAGATTGCGGCGAACCCATGGTCAGCATGCCAAGCCTCAACCTTCGCCAGTGCGCCACAGGCTGCAAGGAGAAGTTCGACTGGAAGCTGGACGAGGGGCAGAAGTCGCTGCTCGGCAATTCGCGGGATAAGGGGCTGCAGTCATGAACGGCTACGTCATCAAGCTCAATCCCCGCACAGCCAACTCCCTGCACGTCTACCGCCCAGGTGAGAGCGCTCCGGCGTTCATGGTTTCGTCTGAGGATGAAGCGAACCGACTGATCAAGGTTGATCGTGCCAATCCAGAGCCCCTGAACCGCTGTGTGGATTGCGTAAAGGAGGAATGCCCATGCTTGCCGGTGTGAAGGTGCGGAGTCTGGTTTCCGAGAAAGACACTGCCCATCAAGGGCCCCCGATTATCACGGCCGATGAGGCGAGGGAGATTCTTGACTACGATCCGGAAACAGGGGTGTTCCGATGGAAGAATCACACCGCGTCTAAGGCTGTGAGAGGTGCGATTGCCGGTAATGGGCAAGGTATTGGCTATATCAGGATCAGAATCCACAAACGTTCTTACCTGGCCCATCGTCTTGCATGGCTGATCATGACGGGGAGCTGGCCAGAGATGGGCATAGACCACATAAACGGCGAGCAGGACTGCAATTCATGGAAAAACCTTCGCGCTGTAACGCAGCAAGAAAACCAGAGGAATACGGCTATTGGGGCAACCAATACCAGTGGGCACATAGGGGTTTCTTGGAGCAAAACGTACGGCAAATGGGTTGCTGGAATACGGGTTGACGGCAAAACAATATTCCTTGGTCATTTTTCAGAAATAGAAGAAGCGGTCGCTGCCAGAAAGGCTGGAGAAAAAAAGTACGGATTTCATGCCAATCATGGCCGAGCGCCTTTTGCTCCGAAGAAAACAAAAAGCAAAAAATGCCGCGTGGCTTCGTGTGGGGTCTCATTCGTCCCTGCGCGGCTGGGTCAGGCGGTGTGCAGTCCTGAATGCGGGCTCCAGGATGCGCTGGCGAAGCGGGAAAAGGAGCGCAAGTCGCTTGAGCTGATCGGACGACGAGAAATTAAAGTTCGTCGTGAGGCGCTGAAGACTCGAAGCGAATTCGTGCAAGACGCTGAAAAGGCAGTCAGGGACTACCGGCGCACCTACGAGCTTTCCATCGGCAGCTGCTGCATCAGCTGTAGCAAAAGCCAGGCAGAGATCCAGGCTGCGCAGGGCTGGAAGACTGGCGGGTGTTTCGATGCCGGTCATTTCCTCGGAAAGGGTGCCCGGCCGGAATTGCGCATGGTTCCGGAAAATATTTGGCTCCAGTGCAAAAGCTGTAATGCGGGCTCATCCAAGTACGCCCGCAAGGGGCTGACCGTATCGCAAGGGTTCCGCACTGGGCTGATCGCGCGCATTGGGCTCGAAGCAGTCGAGGCGTTGGAAGCTGACCACGAACCGCGCAAGCATACGATTGATGAGTTGAAAGCCATCACGGCGACCTACCGGGCAATGACAAGAGAATTGAAACGGGGAGAGGCGGCATGAATCAGATTGCGCAAATTACCGGACCTGCAAGCCAGGTGAAAAGCGGCTGGCTCAAGCCGATGTTTCCATTCTCGATGAAGGCGCACCTCTTCGAGCAGGAATTCTCCTTACCTGACGGCAATGGCGGCCACTCCTATGCGTGGAAGGCCGAATGCGGGGTTGAGGCATTCAGCACTGTTCAGGCTCCGATGTTCGAAGCTGGCAGCTGGACCCGCTGCAAGAAGTGCGAAAAGCAATTTGCCTTGAGGAGTGCAGCATGACCTATCGCAACGTGGTATCAGCAGTAGTCCGGGCCTTGGCCGCCGAAACGATCAACTCTGCCGGGGGTAACGACTTCGAGCCGAGGGTGCAGTGCGCCAAGCAGAAGGGGGAGATCGTCGGGAAGGAAGCGGCGTTTCTTCAGGATTGCTGGGTGAACAGCCGTTTACGCAAAAGCCTTTCGAATGCTCACTGGCTGGCGTTGGTTGCCCAATACTCGACACACGCCGAGCGCAAGCATGAGGCGATCATCGTCATCGCCAAGGCGATCAAGTCACCCGCGCCGGAGCGTTTCCGTCATGCGGCAGTGGTTACCTGGGCGCTGCCGAAGCTTCCTGGCGTTGAGGGTAAGCGCTCCACCAATGTTCTGCCGTCGGCATGGTACTGCATGGACAATTGGCTGGATGAGCCGACAGCGGAACGAACCCAATATCGGTGGAAGGCTGGGATCTGCAAGGAGCTGAAAGGGCTGGTGGATTCGGCGCTGTCCGAGGCTCAAACCATCCTTGATTCGGAAGGTTTAATCGAGAGCAACATTGCCGCTTGACGAATAGTGGCAGAGTGGCATAGATTACTACCTATCTTGTCCTTCTTGCGTGTAAAGACTGACAACAAACAACCCTGCCTTCGAGCGGGGTTTTTTGCGTCCCCAGTTTCCCCAATCCCTCGGAACCTCTGCATGCAAGTTCAGCGAGGGCCTCATTAGCGACTCGACATCGCTTTGCCCGCTAACGTGGCGGGCCCTTTATTCCTGATGCTCCTTTGGCCGTACCCCACGGTCCTTTTAATTCATCCCCCGAAAGGGAGGACACCGGATGCCGACCATGCCTGAAAAGCCAGATACATGGGCCGCGCTCTGGGTAGCCCTTTCGAATCCACTGTGGCAGGGCGCGATCATGGCGATTCTCATCTCATGCCTGCGCGTTCTGTACGACGCCAAAGAGACCAGCAAGAGCCGCATCGTTATCGAAGCGCTCATCTGTGGTGGTCTGGCTCTGTCTGCAAGTAGCGTCATTGAGTGGATGGAGTGGCCATCAAACCTGTCTGTCGCTGCCGGAGGGACTATTGGGTTCCTGGGTGTGACGGCGATCAGGGAGATGGTGACTCGCTTCCTGGGTCGCAAGGTGGATGCCGCATGAAGGCGCTCGCACTAGCAATCATCATCGTCATGGTCTGCCTGCTGTTGGTTGGCATGCAGCGATACCAAGTGCTCGCCCTCCGCACTGAGGTGCAGGTAGAGACCAAGGGCAAGAACGACGCCATCAAGGCGAATCAGGAAAGCCAGCTGACCATCACCACCCTGCGGGATGAGGCCAAGCGTAACGCGACCTACACCGCAGACCTGGCCAAGCGCATCAAGGCCAGCGAAGACAAAGCCAAACAGGCGAGGAAGGAATTTGAAACTCTCAAGCGCAACAGCAAGCCTGTTCGTGATTGGGCTGCTCAGCCTCTTCCTGACGGCCTGCGCGGCAAAGCCCCTGGTAGTGACAAAGACAAGCGCCCTAAGAATTGAAGCGCCCGAGCTGGTGCCGTGTGAGCGGGTAGAGGATGAAGACCTCACCGACAACGGCCAGCTTTGGGAGCTGAAGAATCAGGCCATCAAGCTGCTCGACACCTGCGCCGATCAAGTGGACGCGCAGATCGTTCGCAGCAAGAGCAAATAATCCGCGCCACGATTTCAGATGCGCCGTTTCGTGGCGCGAGGTGATACCAAATGCGCTTAACCCTTTCGCTCAATGCCGAAACTCAGAAGCTCGGCAGAAAGATGATCAAGAAACTGATTGGCGTGCTAGGTGGATCGTATACGCCTGTTCTCATCGCCGAGGATATGCAAGTCATCTCTACCAGTGGCGGCGTTCGCATTGACTCGGAATACGACCTCAGAGAGCTGCCTGTCGATGATCCGGCCGGCCTTGCGTACTGGGAGAAGCAGCTTGGCATGGGTGCCGTCAATGAAGACGCCTTGCAGGGATGCGTGACGGGCTTCGCTATCGACCCGCTTGAGTCGGCGATCAATAACACAGCGGCGCTTCTCGCTGATGAAGTGGAGCGTATGCATGAGCGAGCAGAATCTGGGCGGCCGGCCGGAAGGTTGGCTGAAGTGTTTGGGCAGCACCTCGACAAGCTCCTAGCGATCCAGCTAGAGCGAGTCAGGGAGTAGGGTATGAAGCTAATTCTAAAGCGTGTGGGTGAAGACTCGCGCCAGTACCAGCCCATCACCAGCCATCACAACCCGGAGCAGCTACCAGACAGTCGACCGTTCGCGCTTTGCACCGAGAATGGTCAGCAGTTGCCCGGACAGCAAACCACGTCGATGACCAGTGATGGCGACGGCATGGTCAAGCTGACTGTGGTTTTCCGGGTTGACGGTACTCAGGTGCTGGTTGAAGGCGATACCGCGCCATGCTGAAACGAAATTGGTACGTCACAACCCCCGGCTACAAACCCTTCCCCATGATCCTGCTCAGTCAGGCGATGGACCATGTATCGGCACTGGCTTTTGCGAGGTCGATCTGGTCGGAATGCACTGTTGAATGATCATTGAATGACGTTCGAATGCATTGAATGAATCGTTATGCGAAATCCAACCCCATGAATGAGGCTTCCAATGGCCCTATGCGGCGCATCAAAGCGCGGCAACGGGGAACCATGCAAGCGTCACGCGATACCGGGTTCCTCTCGCTGCAAGCTCCACGGCGGCAAGAGTACCGGGCCAAAGGATCAGCGGGGCAACAAGAACGCTGCCAGGCCCGGATCGATTTATAGCCAATTCCTTACAGAGGAAGAGCAGGCCGACTTCAATGCCGCCCAGCTCGATCAGATTGACGATGAGCTGAGGCTGACAAAGGTCCTGTTGGGTCGGGTGCTGCTCGCTGCTGGTGATGGGCATGACCTGCTGGCCGACAGATACCTGGGCCGCATAGAGTCGCTGACCAAAACCAAAGAGGAATTGATCAGTAAGCGCCTTCTGAACGAGAAGCTGCGCCGCGAACTTGAAGACCCTAATCAGGGTCTGCCTGAACCGAAACAAGTAATCATCGGGGTGGAAGATGCGTCCTGTCCTGATGCTGAACAAGCCGCAGTTTGAGTTCATCAAGTCGCATAACAAGTTCATGGCGTTCGTTGGTGGCTACCGTAGCGGCAAGACGTTCGTTGGTTGCGTGCGCATGTGCATTAATGCGCTGGAGTTCCCTGGTATCCCGCAAGGCTACTTCGCACCGACCTACCCGCAGATCACTGACATCTTCTACGACACCATGCCTGGAGTTGCTGAGGCGTTCGGCCTGTTCGCTGACATCGTAGCCAGCAACAAGCGTGTGTACCTTCGAGACAACAAAGGGCGCTGCCTGAGCACCATTGTGTGCAAGAGCATGGAGCACCCGCACCGCATCGTCGGCTTCAACATCGCGCACGCACTGGTCGATGAGATCGATTGTATGCCGATCAAGAAGGCCGACAGCGCCTGGAAGAAGATCATTGCGCGGATGTCCACGGTCTGGCCTGGGCGCGATCAGAACACCATCGACGTGACGACAACGCCAGAGGGGTTTAATTGGGTCTACCGCAAGTTCGTCAAGGAGCTGGCCGCCGATCCATCTCAACGTGAGTTCTACGGCATCGTGCACGCCTCAACGCGTCAGAATGCCAAGAACTTGCCAAAGGACTACATACCATCCCTGCGCAAAACGTACCCGGCCAATCTGGTGGATGCGTACATCGACGGCCTGTTCGTCAACCTGACATCGGGCAGCGTGTATCCCAACTTCGACCGGCGACTGTGCCACACGAACGAGACGATACGGCCTGATGAGCAGTTGCACGTCGGCATGGACTTCAACATCAACCGGATGGCGGCAACGATTCACGTCATCCGCAACGGGCTGCCGCTGCTGCTTGAAGAGGCGACCGGCCTGTTCGATACCCCGGCCATGATCGTCGAACTCAAACGACGCTTCCCTGGCCGCAGCATTACGGTCTATCCGGATGCTAGCGGCAAGAACCGAAAGTCGGTAAACGGCAGCGAATCCGATCACAGCCTGCTCCGCGCCGCTGGTTTCATGGTGATGGTCAACCCATCCAACCCAATGGTTCGCGACCGGGTGCTGGCCGTGAACGCCATGTTCCTGAATGGCGAGGGCCAGCGCAGATACCTGGTCAACACCGATAACTGCCCGATCACCACCCAGGTGCTGGAGCAGCAGGCATACGCCGAGAACGGCGAACCCAACAAAGACGGCACTGAAGACCCTATCGACGCATTGGGCTACTTCATTGTCCAGCGCTTCCCGATTGCGGGCGGCTACACCCTCGCAAACGTGAGCCCATCATGAGCGTATTCACCTACATCAAAGACAGCCTGATGAACCTTACGGCTGGCCTGGGTACTGATCGCGATAAGGCTGCTCATTCGTCCTACGGCACGCCGTTGATGGACGATAAGCAGCTGATCAACGCCTATCGCGGCTCATGGGCTGCGCGCAAGGGCGTGACCATTCCGGCGATCGATGCGTGCCGTAACTGGCGCAGCTGGCAGGCCGACAACAAGCAGATCGAGCTGATTGAGGCTGAAGAGATCCGCCTGGATGTGAACGGCAAGATACTTGAGGCCCTGATTAAGGCTCGACTGTTCGGCGGCGCAGCGGTATTCATCGGCACTGGTGACAAAGACACTCACATGCCGATCCGGCCTGATGCCATCGCCAAGGGCGGAGTCAAGTACCTAACGGTGATGACCCGCCGCCAGCTTTCGGCTACAGAAGTCGAGCAGGACCCGCAGAGCCCGCGATTCGGCAAGCCAAAAGCCTACCGGCTTCCTGGCTCCATGATGGAGATTCACCCGTCACGGCTGGTTATCTTCGTTGGTGCCGAACATCCAGACCCGGAACTGGCCGACGGCCTTCAGTTCGGCTGGGGAGATTCGGTGCTGCTGACCGCTATGTCCGCCGTGAAGCACTACGACGAGACGATGGCCAACGTCGTGAGCCTGGTATACGAGGCCAAGATCGACGTAATCAACATCCCGAACCTGATGACCGGCCTTCAGGACAAGAATTACGAGCGCCTGCTGCTGGAGCGCCTGCGTTTGGCAGCGATCGCCAAGGGCATCAACGGGACGCTGATCCTCGATAGTCAGGAGACACACAGTTCCAAGTCGGCGAGCTTCGCCACGCTGCCGGATGTGATCGCCAAGACGGAGCAGGGCGTGGCGGGTGCGTTCGACGTTCCTGGCTCGCGCATGTTCGGCACGTCCTCTGGCGGCCTGAACTCGAACGGCGAAGAAAACACCCGCAACTACTACGACAACGTCGCATCACGCCAGAAGCTGGAGATCAAGCCAGCCATGAGCGTGCTCGATGAGTGCCTGATTCGCTCGGCCCTTGGCGGTCGGCCTCCGGAGATCCACTACTCATGGGCTCCGCTCTGGCAGCCCACGGCGAAAGAGCGGGCCGACATCGGCAAGACGACCGCCGACACGATCAAGACCCTCAGCGACACGAAGCTTTTCCACTCCGACGCGCTTAGCCAGTCAGCAGCAAACCTGCTGGTCGAGATGAGCATCCTTCCCGGGCTTGAGGCGGCGCTGGAAGAGTTCGGTACAGAGGCGCAGGAAGAAGAGGGTGAAGAAGGCGGCTTGCCGAACAGAAAAGCACTGGCCGATGCCGCACCGCGCTCACTGTACGTATCTCGGAAGGTAACCAACGGTGCAGAAATCGTGGCCTGGGCGAAGTCTCAAGGCTTCACCTCAACCCTTCCCGCCGATGATCTTCACGTCACCATCGCCTACAGCCGGAACCCAGTTGACTGGATGAAGGTAGGTGATTGCTGGGCAGGGGATAGCAAGGGCCTGGTCAAGGTTGCGCCCGGCGGTGCAAGGCTGCTCGACAAGTTCGGCGAAGGCGCAGTGGTCCTGCTGTTCAACAGTTCGGAACTGGCATGGCGGCACATGTCGATCATTGAGGCTGGCGCTTCTTGGGATTGGCCTGAATACCAGCCGCACATCACATTCACCTACGAGCCGGGCAGCGTAGACCTGAGCAAGGTTGACCCGTATCGCGGTGCTATTGAGTTTGGCCCTGAGATATTCGAAGAGCTAAACACCGACTGGAAATCCAGCATTCAGGAGTCATGACATGGAAACCTTCATCCAGCCAAAAATCACGGGCTACCGCCAGCTTAGCGAAGAAGATGCCGCGCTCATGAATGAAATCAAGGCGCACGGCGTTGCCCTTGGCGAGCTGGTTGATCGGCTCAGCTCCCGATCTGACCTCAATCAGCGCTGGCTAGACATTGGCACAACTGATTTGCAAACCGGCCTCATGGCTCTCACCCGAGCAGTGGCCAAGCCGTCCACCTTCTAACTGCTGGGCGGCACCAGCCAAGGCAAACAAATGTTCCTCACTGATTCTGTAACCGCGTCCAATGTGCGGCGGACGGCGGACGGCTACCTGGTGGCCGACGCAAAAGTAGCCCGCACCGGAATTCAGGAATATCTGGGCTCCGAGGTGGGCAAGCCTGACATGCCAATCGTCCGCGTGTACCGGCCTGAATCGTCGGTATTCGCTGATTCCGCCATGCGTTCGTATGCGTACCGGCCAATGACCAACGATCACCCAGGTGGTGAGGGCGTCAACTCCAAGAACTGGAAAGACGTCGCCATCGGCCAGACCGGTAGCGAGGTGTTGCGCGACGGTGAGTTTGTCCGCGTTCCACTGGTCCTGATGGACGCTAAAGCCATCGCTGACTACGAGTCGGGCAAGCGTGAGCTTTCCATGGGATACGGCGCTGAGCTGACCTTCCAGGACGGCGTAACCGACAAGGGCGAGGCCTACGACGCAATCCTAGGCCCTATGACCATGAACCACCTGGCGCTTGTAGATCGAGCGCGGGGCGGTGAACACCTTCGCATTGGCGACACCAAGCAACCCAACCCAACAGGAGGCCATGACATGGCTGATGTACTTCGTAAACTCCTTGTCGACGGCCTCACTATCGAGGTTACGGAACAAGGCGCACAGGCAATCGAGAAGCTGAACGGCAAACTGGCCGATGCAGCTACCGCAACCAAAACCCTGGCTGATGCCCACGCAGTAGCGCTGGCTGGCAAGGACGACGAGATCGTCAAGATCAAAGCCGCTCTGGATGATGCCAAAACCAAAATCCTGAGTGATGCGCAGGTTGACGCTCTGGTCAAGGATCGCACCGATCTGGTGACTATCGCCAAGGCGCTGCACGACGGTGACTACACCGGCAAGTCTGCCGATGAGATCCGCAAAGCAGTGGTCGTTGCCAAGTTCGGTGACGCTGCGGTCGCTGGCCAGCCTGAGGCCTACATCAAGGCTCGCTTCGACATCCTGGCTGAAGACGCTGCCAAGAACCCAGGCAGTGACACGTTCCGCCAGCACATGATTCATCAGGACGGTAAGACCGTCGGCAATGAATCGGACCAAGCACGTCAGCAGATGATTACTGATATGCAAACCGCCCACCTGCCGAAGGCATAAGGAGTACCAGTTCATGGCTGCTTACCAAACCACGTACACCAACGCTCCGGCCAAGGGCGTTCCCGGCCTGGTCGCGAACGAAGAGAAGTGCAACAAGATCAGCCGCACCGTTGCGAACGCTGAGGGCATCGTGTTCGGCGCTCCGGGCTTCCGCATCGCTGGCGCTGGCAATGACCACAAGGTCGCTGCCACTGGCACGCTGTTCCTTGGCCTGGCCGTGCTGAGCGCTGCCGTTCCTCCTGTTGCTACCGGATCGACGCTGATCGACGGCTACCCGCAGGACTTCACCGGCGCGTTCATGACTGACGGCCAGATGTATGTCACTGCCGGTGCTGCTGTCGTGCCAGGCGATGACGTGTACTACGTCGCCGCAACCAACCGCTATGTCACGACCGCCGCTGCTGGTGCCGTCCTGATCCCTGGCGCCTTCTTCGACACCACTGGTGCGAACGGCGACATCGTTGAAATCTCCCTCAAACATCGGAGCGCTTAACATGCCCCAAGCTTTCGAAGACGCTCAGTCGGCGTTCCCGTTCGTTCTGGCTCAAGGCCGGAACATCGAAACGCGCATCTACACGCGCCGCTACCCGACGTTTAACTACGCCGCGAGCATCCCGGTGGTCACTGAAGGCGCTCCATGGGCCATCGGCACCACGTTCTTCACCGTCGATACCGCTGGCGAGGCCAAGTTCCTGTCCGGCTCCGGCACTGACATGCCATTCAACTCCGCAACCCACGATCAGGCATCGCACGACTTTGCGATGATTGGTTCGGGCTGGGAATGGAACCTGGAAGAAGTGAACCAGGCTCAGCTGTACGGTATCAACCTGAGCGGCACCAAGGCTGATTCCGCAGCTGACAAGGTTGAGCGTCTGCTGAACACCATCGCCTTCACCGGCAGTGTTGAGAAGCGCTGGACTGGCCTGCTGAACGACGCCAACGTTTCCCGTGTTGACGCCGCTGCATCCGGCACAGCTGGTTCGACCTACTGGTCAGCCAAAGACGTCGACCTGATCATGGCTGACGTGAACGGCTTGCTGGGCGGTATCCGCACCAACACCGCCGAAGTCGAGTGGGCAGACACGCTGCGCATGCCGCCTGACGCATTCCGCGCTGTGGCCACCAAGCGTATGGGTGCTGGCGACGGCTTCATGACGGTGCTGGAGTACATGCGCCGCAACAACATCTACACTGCCGAGACCGGCCTGCCGCTGGATATCGCGCCTCTGCGTGAAGCCCGCAATGCCTCGGCTGATGGTGGTGGTCGTCTGGTTGCGTATCGCAAGGATCCGGAAGTCGTTCGCTTCCACCTGCCGATGCCGCGCCGTGTGCTGGCACCTCGTCAGAAGTCCATCATGGGCTTCGAGACCGGCATCATCGCCCGCACGGGTGGTACCGAGATCCGCTTGCCGGGTGCCGTTGCCTACCTCGACGAAATCACCCCGCCAGTAGCCTGATAGGAGAGCGTCATGAAAGTGACCAACAACTCGAAGGCGCTGCAGGGCGTTCACACCCAGACTGGCGTGCTGTACGTGGCGCCAGGCGAGACGGTTGATGCCGACCTGACCGAAGCTGGCCTGAAAGGCGTCAAGCGGCTCGACTTCCTCAAGGTAGTCGACAGCAAGAAAGCTGACAGCGACAAGAAGTAAAACCCCGGAGCGGTTCGCCGCTCCACCTATTCGAGACAATCCGATGCCTGATTTCTACGGTTCCGTTTCCGGCGCTGATGCGTACCACCTTGCGCGCGCCAATGCCGCCTGGGTAGGCGAAGATGCAGCCAAGCAGGCCGCACTGATTCGGGCGTCGGCTTACATTGACGGCAAGTACCAGGCGCAGAACAGCTGCGGCCGGTGGGAATCGCTGTTCTCCGGCACCAAGACTGGCGGCCGGGCCCAGTCCCTGCAATGGCCGCGCACCGGTGCCGCGGACAACGAAGGCAACGCCATCCCGTCGGATGAGGTGCCGATTGAGATCGAGCAGGCCACCTATGAGGCGGCTTTGCGCGAGGTCGTGCTTCCTGGGAGCCTCAGCCCTGACTACGTGGCGTCCCAGATGATCAAGCGCGAGAAGGTCGGGCCGCTGGAAACCGAGTTCGCGGTCAGCGAATCGAGTTCTGGCGCCGGATCTGTCCGCCCAGTCATAACCATCGTTGACGAGATGCTCGCTCCGCTGCTGGGCTGCAAAACCCACTGCGGTATCGCGGTATTCGTTGTATGAACGTCGCCGAGCTGCTTCAGCAGGTTGAAGCGCTTGAGCCGGGTATGCAGAAGGCCTACCTGGATGCGGTGCGCGCCACTGTGGATGCTGCGACGGTTGCAGAGGTTGAGCGCCTGATAGCGGCGGATGATGAAAACGGCTTGGTGCAACTGCTCACCCTTGGCGCCATGTCGTTGTTAATCGAGACCGTCCGCTCTGCTTTTATGACCGGCGCACGTTTCGAGATGGCCGCCATTGTGATACCGAGAGCCGACCGAGAACTGATCGGCCGCAAAGAGTTCGACGTGAACAAGGCTGAGGCCAGTTCATGGCTTGCTCAGCAGGTCACCGACACCCGGAACACCACGACCGACAATGTGCGCGAGGCGATTCGCTCCGTGATGGGCTCGCGCCGCGTTATCGGAGGAATCCAGCCGGCCGATCAGGTCGTTCGCACTGATCGCCAAGCCGCGCTTGATCTGATCGGTCGCGTCAGTCCGCAGACAGGGCTGCGCACAGGTGGCGTAATAGGCCTGCCGGGCAACTTCGCCCAGTACGTTGCCAATGCCCGCGCACAATTGCTCAGCGGCGATCCTGCGCAACTTAAGCAATACCTGACCAGGGCGCGGCGTGATCGCCGCTTTGACGGCATCGTCAGTCGGGCCATTACTGCCGGAAAGGCCGTAACCACGAAGGATGCGGACAAGATCACCGGTCGCTACTCTGAACGCCTGCTGAAGACGCACAGCGAAATGTTGGCCCGCACCCTGGCGCATGAATCACTCAACGCTGGGCGCGACCGGGCATGGGAGCAGCTGGTAGAGCAGGGGATTGCTCGCGAGCGCGTCGAGAAGGAATGGCGCGATCGTAACGACGAGAAGGTGCGCAACAGCCATCGCGGTATGCGGGGCATGCGTATGCCGCTTGGCCAGCCATTCCAAACCAATAGCGGTGCTCTGCTGCGGTTCCCGGGCGATTCAAGTCTGGGTGCCGGGTACGACGAGACAGCTAATTGCCGGTGCATGTGCATCTATCATCTGAAGGCCTGACCCATGGCAGACATTTACGACCGAGGCAAGGCGCTTGCGGTGCGGATGCTCGCGCCTCGCAGCAAGGGCGGCAAAGGGCTGGAGATGACGCTTACCCGAACGGTGAAAGGTCCTCGCGACCCAGACACTGGCGGAACCCCGAACGTAGTAACGAATTACCAGGGCTCAGCCTTCCGCGACACCTACGCAAAAACAGACATCGACGGGACGCTGATCAAGGCGACTGACGTGAAGCTGCTGGTCTCACCGGTTCTGCTGAATGGGACTGACATGCCGGAGCCAACCACCCAAGACACGATCCTGTTCGACGGCAAGAAATACACCATTGCGACAGTGTCGCCGTGGGACTACGCAGGCCTTGCGGTCGGCTTTGAAGTTCAAGCGAGGATCTAGAAAGGGTAGATCCGGGGAAACATGGTATTATGGCCATTCACTAATGGAGCTCACCATGGATACCTATACCTATGAAGGAAGTACCTACTACCCATCTGAAAAGATCGGGTCCATGACGCTCCTTCTTCTGCCTGGGCAGAAGAAACTAATGGCCGAAAAGAGGTTGTTCGAGTGTCAGTGTGGAAACCTGAAAATGGTTCGTGTCGCGCATGTTGCGAAAGGGGTTACCGTTTCATGTGGGTGCGTCAAGAGGAAGAACTTAGTCCATATTGGGCAGCGCTCAGGCCGATTAGAAGTTATTGATGATCAGGCAATTACAGTAGGGAAGTCGCTAAGGGTTCTATGTCGATGCGACTGTGGCACCGAGAAGCTGGTCGGGGTTTTCGAGATTACTAAATCTCTAACAGCTTCATGCGGATGCTTGGTGAGGGAAACGGCCAGCAGGCTCAACCTGATACATGGCGGAGAGGGAAGCAGGCTTTATACCGTTTGGCATGGGATGAAAACCCGATGCACAGACCCTAATTCCCAGAATTACCACAGGTATGGCGGTCGAGGAATAACCGTTTGCGATGAGTGGGCAGGAGACTTCGCTGTCTTCCGAAGCTGGGCAATTCAAAACGGTTATGACGATCTATTGCAGATAGACAGAATTAATGTCGATGGCGGGTACTGCCCAGAAAACTGCAGATTCGTAACGCCGATGGTTAATGCAAATAATCGCGGCAACAACGTTTTGCTCTCCGCCTTCGAAGAGATCAAAACTATGCGCGACTGGAGCCGAGATGAGCGATGCGCAGTCAGCTACTCAACTCTGAAGAAACGAATTAAAGCTGGCCGATTCACTCATGAGGAGGCCATAACGCGCACAGCGAGGAACTGATGGCAAATCACATGAGCGCCAGATATGGCGGGTTGAATGGTAGTTTTTCCGAGGTGCTCAGCCAGTTTGCAGATCAATCAAAAGATTCAATGGATGAGATATTTCGGTCGGTAGTGATCGAAATAGGCTCCAGCGTGGTTCGGCTGTCACCAGTCGATACCGGGGCGTTTCGAGGTTCGTGGACATTCACGGCGGACACCCCAAGCAATGAAATTCCAACCACGCTCGACAAGTCCGGTCATGAAACCATCGCAAGGATTGTAGCGGGGGTTCAGCATCTAACCTTCGGGCAAACCGCATATCTGGTCAGCAATCTCCCATATGCCATCGCTCTGGAATACGGCCACAGCCAGCAAGCGCTGGCAGGCATGGTGCGAATCACCAAAGAACGCTTTCAAGACATCGTGGCACAGGCTATTCGAGAGGTAGCGGAATGAGTCATGCCAGAGCGCGCCGCGCCATCGAGGTAAAGCTGACGGCCTGGGCCGAAGACCAAGCCATGCCGATCGTATTCGGCACCGAAGAGTTCACGCCACCAGAAGGCCAGGTCTACCTGCGGGCCTTCCTGATGCCTGCCAGCACCACATGCCGCTACCTCAATGCCAGCGAGCTTGAATATCGCGGCATCTACCAGGTCAGCATCTACACCCCAAACGGTGAGCCTATTTCGGTGCCGGAACTGGTCATTGATCAGCTTTCCGCGCTGTTTCCGCTGGATTCCCAGCTGGATCGTGCCGGCTTCCTCGGCCAGGTGACAGAGCCGGTAGAGCAGGGCCCGACCATTCCAGACCCCTCCAGATACATGATTCCCGTGTCTTTCACCTACCGTGGAAGCGCCCCGCCATAGGGCAGAGCAATGCAAAAACGTGTCCCTCTACCCAACGGAACTACGATCTGGGTCAGCACCAACACAGACCCCGCAACCCTGGCCGCCCCTGCTGTTACTGACGCGAGCTGGGTGGAAGTGCAAAAGGTCACCGCGCTGACCGGCTCAGGCGGTGACGAGAAGTTTTCCACGTACAGCCCGCTGGGTGAGTACGAGGATGTCCGCGAGCCATCCGGCCGCAATCCAATGGATATGCAGCTCACGCTGCAGGATGCGCCTGATTCGGCCTACGTGGCCGCAATCGCGCAGGGCAGGGAAGCCAGGGCGGCTCTGGGATGGATGTTCAAGCTTCCAGGTGGCTCCGCAAAAATCGTTTTCTCAGGTTATGCCAGCGGGTCACTGATCCCCGTGCTCGACCGAAACCAGCTGATGGTCATCGCTATCAGCATCGCTGTAATTGGCACGCCAACGCGCGTAGCTGCCTAAACCCAAACCGCAACAAATCAAGAGGTAATACCCATGGCTACTCGTATTGCGCTGCCGAACGGCGCGACTATGGAACTCGCAGTAAGCTTTGCCACTGCAAAACTCATCACCGCTGTTAGCAACGCCAATCCAGCAGTAGCAAGCGCTACAGCAAACGCCCTGGTAGATGGCGACATCGTGCTTCTGCAATCGAGCTGGGGCAAGTTGGATGGTCGCGCTGTTCGCGTATCCGCTGCTGCGACTGACAACTTCGCACTGGAAAATATCAGCACCGAGAACGTCGACTTTTACACTGTTGGCGGCGGCGCGGGCAACTTTCAGTCGGTCGCGAGCTGGGTAGAAGTTACCAAGATCACCGGCGTTTCACTGACTGGCGGCGAGCAGCAGTTTCTGACTGTTGGCTATCTGTCGGACGATGATGACCGCCAGTTCCCGACCAACCGCAACCCGATGAGCATGGCCCTGACGGTTGAAGATCAGCCGACTGCCGCTTACGTGCCGGTCGCCGAGGGTTACACCGACAACAAGACCCAGACCATCCTGCGTCTGAACCTGCCGAACGGTGACAAGATCCTGTACCCAGGCTTCTGCACCATCACCGATACCCCGACCCTGGAGCGTAACGCTCTGATGACTCGCACAGTGAACTTCGCTCTGTCCGGTCGTCCGGTTCGCTACATCGCCGCGTAATTACGCGGCAACACCCCCTTTCTGATTCGCATCACTTATCCAGTATTTGGAGCATCGCCCGTGGCCAAAATTTCCTTCCAGCAGAACCCAACCTTCAAAGTAGACGTTGAAATCCCGCGCGTGGGCGGCTCCGCTGTCAAAGTGCCATTCACCTTCAACTACCTGAACCGCGACCAGTTGGCCGAGTTCACCGACGCTGAAATCCAGTATTCCAAGGAGATCAGCGACCTGATCAAGGATGAGCAGCCGAGCGTAAAGGAAGTTTCGGCCAAGGCTGAAGAGTTCCAGTTCGATCAACTGAAAAAAGCGATCAATAGCTGGGGCTTCAGCGAAGACCTGACCGACGACAACCTGCGCGCCGTGATTCGCAGCGCTGTGGCCGTGCCTATCGCTATCCTCGATGCTTACAAGGGTGCGTACAACAAGGCCCGCGAGGGAAACTTGCCAGCGTAGTCAGAGCCATCTACACCCCGCCTCCAAGTGCAGACCAGGTCGCCCTTTTCGGTATGTCCATGGAGGACATGCAGGAAGAGATCGAGCTGTGGGAGATCAACACCCAGTCATTCACGGTGTTCAACTCCATGAGCACTCAATGGCGTACAGGGATGGGCGGGGCTACCGGCTTGGACTACGCGGTTTTGCCCGTGGTGATGGAATTGCTTGATGTCGAGCAGGATGACCGCAAGCGGGTGTTCGGAGATGTGCGCCTGATGGAGCAGGAAGCTCTGGATACGATGGCGGATGCAAGAGACTGATCCGCCGAGTGGCTTTAGCTTGCGTGCCCGGATGATGGTAGATTGCCGCTATCTTAAATGGAGTAGTGGCTATGTCTGGCAACGGTATGCGTGTCGCATTTGCGGTCTTAGGGCTATTGGTTTTGGGTGGATGTACTCACAACATCCAGCCCGTGGTTAAGGATCAAGGCCTGTATGTAACGAAGATCAAAGATCAGAAGGCGCAAATTGTCGCCAGCCAGGAATTTCAGCGACTCACCATCCAGGGCGTACCACTTAGGTCGAGCAACTGGAAGGGGCAGAAATTCAACGTTGCAATTGGCAAGCCTGTTACTGACGGCATCTATTCCTATGTCGGCTCTACCTTCAGTGACACTCGAATCGGAGACACCAAGGACGGCGACAAATCAGGAATCACCCTGACCCTGTCAGATGTCAGCGTTGAGCTTTGGATTGATGACGACTCATCGTTCACCTCTCAGCTTCTGTTCGCTCCGAGCTACTACATGAACAAGGTAGACGCTCAGGCGAACGTCGTCGTGAGCGGATCACTGTTGCTTCCGACAGGGGAAGCGCGAGCCGTCAGGGTCACAGGTCACGGGCTCAAGAACCTGAAACCGGCAAGCATGGATGCCGATGTTATCGAGGAAGTTACCGGCCTAGCGGCGGGCGATGCGGCCAAGCAAATTGTCGAGCTTATGCGCGGGTCGCTAAGCAAGCACTAAATGAATGAGGACTCGGCTTTGTCGAAATATCTAGCGCTAACCATTGCACTGCTGTCGGCAAACTCCTATGCCGCAGAGGACTCATGCACAAAAATATCGGGACTCGCTGGCACTGCAATGCAGGCAAGGCAGGAAGGAACCCTTCTGCAGGAGGCTCTGAAAAGCGCCGGAGACGGCAGCAAGTTCGCTAATGCAATGATCCTGCGCGCTTACAAATACCCGGTAGCAGAGGGAAAGCAGCAAAAAGCTGCTGCCGTTACTGAGTTCAGGAATGAGGCTTATTCCGAATGCTTCCAGATGAACCCGTAACCCCAAACATTCTATAAAGCCGCCTCCGGGCGGTTTTTTATTGCCTCCAAACCGGCCATTGAGCCGGTTTTTTTATGTCCGGAGAAAAGCATGACCACAATTGCCGAGCTTGGCCTTGCCGTTAACTCCGAGTCGGTAGTCCAAGCTACAGGCGATCTGGACAAGTTCGTTGACTCTGGCAAGGGCGCTGAGGATTCAGCTAAGCGCGTCGAATCGGCATGGGCTAAAGCTGTAACTGGAATATCGCAAGACACCAGCCAGGTAGTAAAAGAGCTACAGCTCATGAACTCCCGTCAGGAGGCTACAGCTCAGCTCATGGTTCAGTTGAGCCAGGCGGTTGGCAAGGCCTCGGCATCTTTCAATGATGCGTCAGCGAATGCGCAGAAGCTCGCTGCGGCTGGAACAAAGGTAGGCGAGTCGGCAGATCAGGCTAAAGCTCGCATGATGGCCCTGGCTGTGGCTGCTACTCAAGCTGGCGACCACCAGGAATCCCTGAACAGGGCATACGAAGCAACTGCCGGCGCATCTGCCACCGCGCAGCGTGAACAGCTAAACCTATTGGCCGCTACCAGCCGTGCTTCAACCGCTGCCCGAGAAAGCGCAGCAGCGCAGGAAAAGGCAGCAGCAAGCGCGCAAAAGGCATCTGGCGCAACGGCAGAAGAGGCTATCGCACTCGGCAAACTGCTAGGGCAGATAGACCCAACAGTTGCAGCCATGAAGCGCCTTGACGCCGCTCAAGACGAGCTTTCGAAGTTCAACGCTACAGGCATGCTTCCTGATGGCGAGTTTGCTAAGTACACCCAAAAGATAGACACAGCCCGCACCGACCTAAATCGCTTCGATGAGGGAATGAACAAAACTGGCATGACCGCCAAGGCAACCGCCGCTTCTCTCCGCGGCGTCCCGGCCCAGTTCACCGACATCTTTACATCCATAGCGGCTGGTCAGCCAATCACGATGGTGGCGCTTCAGCAAGGCGGCCAGCTTAAGGATATGTTTGGCGGCATTGGGCCCGCAGCTAAAGCGCTGGGCGGCTACGTTCTAGGCCTGATAAACCCGTTCACACTTGCTGCTGCAGCAGCAGGCGGCCTAGCGCTTGCGTACCATCAAGGCTCGAAAGAGGCTGATGCTTATCGCCTTGCGCTGATTACCACCGGCAACGCAGCGGGCACCACCACGACCGAAATGGCCGCCATGGCCGAGCGTATTGGCGCGACAGTTGGCACCACTGGCGAGGCCTCATCAGCTCTCGCTCAACTGGCCAACTCTGGAAAGATTGCAAGCGACAGCTTCGAGCAAATCGCCACGGCTGCAATCTCTTTCGAGAAGGCGGGCGGGCAGGCAGTCTCGGCGACCGTTGCGGAGTTCGCCAAGATCGGCGACGACCCCGTCAAAGCAATCGCTGCGCTCAACGAGAAATACAACTTCCTCACCGCCGCTGTTTATGAGCAGGTTCGCTCGCTCCAGGAACAGGGCGACAAGCAGGGCGCGGCAGTAATTGCTGAAAAGGCGTATGCCGACGCTCTGCAATCTCGCTCCAACGAGATCAAAACCAATCTTGGTTCGGTTGAGCGCGCTTGGCGGGATGTTGCCTCGGCAGCAAAAATCGGGTGGGACTCTGTCCTCGGTATCGGCCGGCAGTCTACGGCTGGGCCTGACCTCACCAAGCTTAAGCAGGAGCTTGCCTACAAAACGAATCTTCTCGGCACCGGTTACGAAGATGACACGACCAAGGAGCGCGTCAAAACTCTCAAGGCCGAAATCGATGTAATCGAAAAGCGTACTAAGTCCGAGCAGGAAACCGCCAAAGCAACTGGAGACACGGCCCGCACAATCCGCGAGGGTACACAGGCTTACGAGGAATACCAGAAGGGCGTAGAGGCGAACTACACCAAGTCTCAAAAGCTCAACAAGGCTCTTGAGGACGAGCAGCAGCGCATCACGAAGTCACGCGCCGCTGGCTACAAGATCACCGCAGAGCAGGAAGAGGCGGCTTACAAGGCGATTCGCGAGCGATCCGAGTATCAGGAAAAGGCTGACAAGAAATCCCCGGTCAACCTCACGGCCTACAACGATTCGCAGAACGCCCTAAAAGCCATCGTCGGCGAGTACGACAACAGCTTCAAAGAGCTGGACGCCCTTCAAAAGGCTGGCCTGATCACTCAGGAGCAGTACAGCAGCCAGTCTGCCGTTCTGATCCGCGCCGAGAAGGATGAAGTCACCGCTGCATACGAATCGGAAATAGCCGCGCTCGAAGCTGCCCAAGGCAAGAAGGGCACCACTGCCGCGCAAAGCATTCAGCTTGACCAGAAGATCGCCGATGCGCGATCTGCCATGGTCAAGGCTCAACAGGATGCAGATGCAAAGCTGAATGTTCTTTCGATCAACGAACAGGGCCGACTGGATAAGCAGGCGGCAGCGATTGAAAACTACGTCCAGGCACTCAACGACCAACTCAACACAACCCGCCAGCAACTCCAACTGCAAGCGGCCGGCGTTGGCATGGGTGACGAGGCGCGCAAACGCCTGCAAGACGACATCAAGATCCAGCAGGAGTATCAGGACAAGCTGGACAAACTGCTGGCCCAGCGCAACAAAGACGCCATTTCGCAGGAGCAGTACGACCAGCAAACAGACGCTGTTCGCACGGCATTAGCCGAACGCCTGCAGCTTCAAAAGGATTACTACCAGCAGGTCGAGGCGGCCCAATCCAACTGGTTGAACGGTGCCACGTCGGCATTCGCCAGCTACGCGGAAGAGGCGCAGAACGTTGCCGGGATGACCAAGTCGGCCTTCCTGAATGCGTTCGACGGCCTGGAAGACGTGCTGGTCAGCTTCGTGACCAACGGCAAAGCCTCGTTCAAGGACTTCGTAAATTCAATCCTGGCTGATATTGCCCGGATCGTGATCAAGACTCAGATCATCGGCCCGCTGCTGTCGACGCTTGGCCTGAGCAGCTCATCGGCCGGGGGTGGTGGCGGAGTTTTTTCCAGCATCACTGGCGGCGGCGAGGGGACAAGCATCACGTCGCTGATCAGCTCTGCGAAGTCCGTGATCGATGTTGCCTCCAGCAAGTTCGGCGAATCCCTGATCAATGGCTGGAATTCTGGTGGTGAAAGCCTCGTAGATAGCCTGTCGGGTGCGTTCGACGGTGGTGCCAGCTATGTGAGCGATGCAATCAGCAGCGCATTCACGGCTGGATCCGCCACGGCCTCGGTAGCGGCCGAAGCCACTGCTGCATCATTCTCGGCTGGCATTTCTGAGAGCGCAGCGGCAATTGGCTCGCAGTTCTCGGCCGAGATCGGCGGCGCTGCGCTTTCGTATGAGGCAGCCTCGGCGGCTTCTGCTAACGCACTGTCCTCGACCCTTGGCACGCTCAGCACCGCGCTCAGCGTGATCGGCACTGCGTACACCGTGTTCACAGCGTTTCAGGACTACGGGGTAGAGGGTGGCCTGACCACGGCAGGGTTCGCAGCAGCAGGTGCTGCTATCGGCTCTGTCGTGCCGGTCATTGGCACCGCTATCGGCGCTGCAATTGGTGCAGTCATCGGCTCGATCGCTTCGGCGTCATGGTTCGGCGGTCCAAATTATGAGCAGTTGGTTTCCTCAGCAGAGGGCTCGTATTCGGGTGGCAAGTTCAAAAATGAAGGCTGGTACGATGGCTGGAAGGAGAACAAGACCCGGCTAGGCGCTGGCACTGACGGCAAGCTGATGTCTTACGTGCAGCAGTTCACCAGCACCCTCGGCATGCTATATGACGCCTTGGGCGACGGCTCTGACGTATCCGCTGCGGTAACCATGCGCCGTCGCGAAACTTCGGGCGACTGGTCCAACGGCATGGCCGCCACTCTTGATAACGGCGTGCAAATCACAGCCCTCAAGCAGTACGGTCTAGATGTTGAAGCGAATCTGGCAGCCTACTACGACGACTTCATGGGCACATTCCTTGCCCAGGCAATCGTCAGTTCTGAGTCGCTTCCCCAGTACTTCAAAGACCAGTTTCAGGCTTACTCAACTGACTGGGAAGTAAAAGCAGACACGGTGATCGCTGCAATCGAGGGCGTGTTCACGCGCTTCAATGGCGTTAATACAGCGCTGTCTCAGATCAACGTCGCGAGCCTTAAGCTCAATGAAACAGGGATGGTAGCGTCCGACTCCATCCTCAATATGGTTGCTTCGCTCGCTGATCTTGACACTGAGTCGGCAACCGCAAAGGAAAAGGTCGACGCGCTCAACGAGCTGGTTAACAGCTACTACTCGGCGTTCTTCTCCGCCGGCGAGCAATTCGATAGCCTTACCAACACCCTAAACGGATCCTTTGCAGGATTTGGTCTTGAGCTGCCGGATAGCAAGGCTGCTTATAGGGCGATGGTCGAGGACATTGATGTCACAACAGCTGCTGGTCAAGGGATGTTCGCGACCTTGATGGGGCTGGCAACGGCTGCCGACTCCTACTACAAGACGATTGCGCAACGTGAATCTGACTATCGCGATGCTTTCTACACCGAGGCAGAAAGAACCGCTCTGTCGCTCGCTTCCGTTACCCAGGAGTTCAAAGATGTCAGCGTAACCCTGCCAGAGACCCGGGCGGGTTATCGCGAGCTGGTTGAGGCGGCGAGCAAGGATTCATCGGCAGCCGGCAAAAAGATGTACGACACGCTGATGAGCCTGGCGGGTGAAGCAGGTTCCGCCTACGACATCCTCGAAACCAAGGCGAGCGCTGCTGCGGAGGCGACCAAAGCCCTTTCGGACACCCTGATCAGCGATGCAATGAGCGCTGTTCAGCGCGCGGTATCCGCCGAACAGAAAACACTGACGGACGCTTACAACGCCCGCTCAGCATCGCTCAACGATATGGCCGCAACCGCCCAGCAATCGGTTACCGACCTGACCAATGTCAGCAGCTCACTTGAATCCGCTCTGAAGTCCTTGAATGGCACTTCTGATGATGCGGTGAAGATGCTGCGCACTCAGGCCCAGGCAACGCTGCAGAACGCTCTGGCGACAGTACGTGCTGGTGGCTCGCTTGCTGGCATGGCCGGTCTGGATGACGCGCTGGATGTGGTCAGCAGCAATACCACTGACCTCTACAGCTCGCTCGAAGACTTCAATCGGGACCAGGGCCGCACTGCAAACGTAGTGGCTGAGCTGAATGCCGTAACCGGCGTGCAACTCACCACCGAGCAGAAATTGCTCGAGACCGTTCAGGACCAGATTGAAGAAGCCAAGGCACAGTACGACGCCCAGATGGAAGGGTTGACCGCCCAGCTTGATCTGGCTCAGGCCCAAGTGGACAAGCTCAACGGTATCGATAACTCGGTGCTGTCGGTCAAAGACGCCATTGCAGGTCTGAGCGTTGCCATCACAGCGGCTATGGCGGCCAAGACTACGGCAAGTGCTGCGACAGGCTCCTACTCCGGTACCGGGGCTGGCGGTGCGCCAAGTGCCTCCGACCTCAACTCTGTCTACAACAGCGTTCTTGGCCGAGACGTGGACCCTACTGGGGCTGCGTACTGGGCTGGCCTGCTGGGTAGTGGGGCGGTTACGGCTGCCGGTCTGGCTGCTGCTATTAAAGCCGACGCAGTTAAGAACGGCGAGGTTCCTGCCTTTGCCATGGGCGGCGATCACCTGGGCGGTCTGCGCCTTGTTGGCGAGAACGGCCCGGAACTGGAAGTAACAGGACCAAGCCGCATCTTCAACGCCAACCAGACGGCAGCAATGCTCAATGGTGGCGGTTCGGGTGCGACTGTCGCAGAGCTTCGCGAGATGCGCAGAGAGATGGAAAGCAATGCCACCTACACATCGAAGCTTATGAAGATGGTCGCAGATGGTATCGACGTGCTCGTCAACTCTGGCGTGCAAATCAACGGCACAGTTGAAACTAAGGCGGTCGCATGAGCGATATGAAGGTGGTGCCGGGGATTCAGATCACCCCAGCAAACATGATCGTCAATGCTCTGCCAGATATGGATTATGACGCTTACAACTCGGGTGCCCCATATGCGATCGGCGCATTCGTTACCATCGACCGCATTAACTATCAGGCACTGGTAGCGAATACAAACCGTCATCCGGTCACTGACACGGTTTCTCCGGCAGCCTGGCAGAACATGGGATGGGTCAACAAGTACAGGATGTTCAACAAGAACGTCGGCAACACATGGAAGATTGGCACCTTCACATCTGCGCCGGAAGTGATCGACTTCACTATCCGTCCCGGTCGACGCATCAATGCCATCGGCTTAGTAGGCGTCTTTGCTGCGACCGTCCGCATCGTCATGACCGTACCGGGCAACCCCGTTGCGGTTTATGACAAGACGTTTGCCATGTCCATCAAAGGCGGCGGCAGCTGGTATCAGTACTACTTCGGCCAATTCACAACCAAGGAAAACCTGGCCGAGTTCGATTTACCTCCATTCAACAATGCAGATGTGCGCGTGATTGTCAGTGCGCCGGGCGGTACTGCGCGCGTGGGGATGATGGTGCTCGGCTGGGGCAAGTCCATCGGCACCGCTGTTTACGGAACATCCCTTGGACGCAAGAAGTACTCGACGATCAAGGAAGAGTTTGACGGGAGCATGACCATCACGCCGCGAGGCAGGCGTAAGTCAATCGACTTTCAGGTTGTGGTCAATGCCGACCAGATATCAAGCGTACAGCGAACTCTCGACGATGCTGATGACGCACCCGCGCTTTATGTCGGATCCAGCAACCTTGATTACACAGTGATCATTGGGATTTTCGACGACTTCGATACAGGCCTGCCGACTTACAACCGCGGCGAATACACACTCAAGGTTAGGAGCCTCAACTAATGGCAGTCATCGCCCCAGTTTTATCGACACTCCCGCCACCGCCATTACCGTCCGATGCCGAGGCGGTCTTTGATGCCAAGGCAGGCGCATCACTTACCGCTCAAGTGGTGATGGTCACGGAGATCAATGCCGCCCTCAGCTGGACAGCAACTCAGGTCAACGCTGCCGAGGGCTACAAGAACGCCGCAGCCACGAGCGCCGGGAATGCGGCAGACTCGGCAGCCCTCGCAGGCCAGCAGGTTGGCCTTGCAGCTGATCAGGTTGATCTGGCAGTAACTGCGCGACAGGGTGCGGAGTCGGCGGCTACAAATGCACAGACCTATGCAGCAGCTGCGGGCGCTGCGGCAGGACTGCCCAGCTTGGCCGGCAATGCCCTCCGTGTACTCGGCGTAAATCCTAACGAGCTTGGTGTGAGCTGGGTAAAAGCCCTCCCTGTAACTACCGGGAAGGGCGGGTTTACGTTGCAGGTTAACGCTGCAGGAACTGACTATGATTGGGTTTCGACTGGACTTTTCCACATCGTAGATGAAAGGGCTAGTGGAGTTGAAGGCGGATCTGGCTCGACGTCTTACGCAGTTAGAACCTTGAACACAGTAAAGCAAAATACCATCCCAGGCGCCAGTCTCTCGGCTAGCGCGTTCACACTGCCCGCAGGTAAATACCGAATAAACGCTAAGGCTGCGGCTTGGGCGGCGAATCGGCACAAGCTTCGGCTCTACAATGTAACGGCAGCATCCGTCGCTGCTGTAGGCGTAAGCTGTGGGTCGGCTACCTCTTCGGCCTTCAATGTGTATGCAAAGTTATTCGTGGAGCTGGAAGTCCTTTCGCCCACTACCTTCAGGGTTGAGCATCGCCTAGAAACAGCTAGCGGATCCAATGACCTAGGCAGGCCCTGCGTTTTTGGCGATGCCGAGACATACGCAACCGTAACTGTGCAGAAGGTGGCCTAATGCAATTCTTCAAAGTCGAAAAGGGTGTTGTTGTTCAGAAGCAGCCAAACGCCGAGGATGGTTTTATTGAGGGGCCGGATGATGTTGTCTGCGGCTACATCTACAAGTCCGGGAAGTTCTCGGCTCCGGTCGCATCTTGGCCGGACTGGCCTGCGCTGATTGCTGACCGTCGCTACATTGCAGAAACCTCTGGCACCACCATTGAAGGCATGGGGATCGACACGGGTCGCGACAGTCAAGGCTTAATAACTGGAGCGGCGGTACAAGCGATTATCGATCCTAATTATTCGCTGCGCTGGAAAACATCAGCAGGATTCATTGAGCTTAGCGGGTCGCAGATTCTAGGGGTTGCCTCGGCGGTGCGCGCGCATGTGCAGAGATGCTTTAACCGAGAGTCCGAGTTACTTGAGGCTGTCGCTGTCGGGACTATTTCCCAAACGATCATAAATGAAGGGTGGCCGCAATGACCGAACAAACCTGCTATTTCCTGATCGAGAATGGTATTGCGGTGCAGAAGAACTCAGACCCCTCTGAGGGGTTCGTTCCCGGATCCTGCGAATGGGCGCCCGGCTGTTATTACGCTGACGGCGTATTCAGTCTGCCACCCATTAACTGGCCGTCAGTGTCTAGCCAAGCGTTGCAAGAGCTCAAGTACGAAATGGCGGCAAAACTTACGGCCATCAAAACTCGAGCAGAAGAGCTGGCCGACGCCGAAGATCTGGGAATTATCACTCCCGAGGAAGCCGCTGAGGCGCTCACCCTTGTTCAACCGATGATTGATTGGCGCACATATCGAATCATGCTGAGCCGGACCCAAAAACAAGCAGGATGGCCTGTAAATCCAGTATGGCCGACCCGTCCGGCTGCTTGGCCAGCCCCGCCAATCGTGTAAGACCACACCCAGCTATCCCAGCCGCCTTGAGCGGTTTTTTTGTGCCCGCGATTCAGTGGGCAAGGACTCCCATGCCTCAAATTCCTCGCGGACTACGCAATAATAATCCCGGCAATATCGACTATAACCCCCGTAACGACTGGCAGGGCCAACTCGGCATCGAGGCGGGCGTAACCAAGCCACGATTCGCCCGGTTCGATTCGCCGGAGAACGGGATTCGTGCGCTCGCCAAGCTGCTGATCAACTATCGCGGCAAGGACGGTATGCCCGGCATTGGCCTGCAAGGTATCGACACCGTGCGCGAGACGATCAACCGCTGGGCACCCTCTGTCGAGAACAACACCGAAGCGTACATCAAGCAGGTGTCGGCCGCGGCTGGCGTGATGCCTAACGAAAGCATCACTATTCGAGATCCACGCATCCTGCTGGCCGTCGTCACCGCGATCATCACGCATGAGAATGGCGGCAATCCATATGCACCGGCAGTCATTGCCGAAGGTGTGCGGCGGGCGCTGGCATGAGCAAAATCAAATCCATAGGCCGCTGCTTGGGCGAAGGCGCTGACGGCTCGATCTGGTTTTTCTGCGACGGTTGTGGCGGCCCTCACAGCATCAAGGTCAACTCACCCGGCACGCCCGGCCCGAACTGGTGCTACAACGGAAATCCGGATACCCCGACCTTCACGCCGTCGGTTCTGGCCCGGACAACTGGCGCACCTGACGGCCGCAGCGTCATGACTGACGAGGAGGTTCTGGAGTACGACGCTATTTACAAGTCAGGCGGGCGAGACGCCGTATTCGCGAGTCGCTTCGGTAAGGTCTGCCATTCATTCGTCACTGACGGTCGCATTCAATATCTCGGCGACTGCACGCACGCGCTGGCGGGCCAGACTGTTGTTCTGCCGAACTGGGAGGAATCATGGGCGAAATGGTAGGCCAATTCCTCGACCCACTGATCGTGCAGGCCTACGCCAAGGGCGAGTGGGTTCTTATGGCCGACTTCCGGTACATGGCGGCCGACGGCACGATCTACACTGCGCCGAAATACTTCATCACCGATTTGGCCTCAACACCATGGCTGGTCAAGCCATTCCTGACCGGCATCGAAGACAGGGCCTGCGGGGTCATTCACGACTTTGTTTACTGTCAGAACAAGATCACCCGCGCCCAGTGCGATGCGTTGTTCTACGAAATGCTGCTGGCGACTGGAGCGGATCTGCGCCGGGCTCAACTGATGTTCTCCGGCCTGCGCATCGGCGGCGGCTCACGCTATCGACAGTGCGCGGGCGGCATGAAGGTCGAGGATCTGGCCTTTGAGCTGATGAGGCCTGAGGAAGTGGCCGACTGGAAGCTGAGGCTGCTGGTCATCCATGAGCCTGTCGCTGCCTGATACAAGCTGTCGATCCGCCCGGGTCGGCAGTGCAACATCGATTTACCCTGCCTCCGACCGTTCTGGTCACCCGTCGAAAACCCTCTTATCCAGTATTGACCCAATTCCTGCGCTCTATTTAACTGTACGAATATCCAGTATCGAGCAGTGAAAATGCATTACCTCATCGTCCAGCGCCGTAGGTACGGCGTAGCCATCGACAAGAAAGAGCTGCGCAAGATCCAGCCAGTCCGAGGCGACATCCAAATAACCGAGATGCCAAACGAGACACTTGGCCGGACGACGATCAGCGCGTGGCTGTTCAGCAGCGCGCCGAATGCGCCCGATATCCTCCCGCCATTGCTCGACGTGCGCATAACCGGCATGGGATCCACTGGCATGAACCTCACAGGGGTAGAGCAGATCGGTGACGCCTTCTACGCCCAGTCATGGTGGTGCAGGCTTGAGTAGCTATATAGAAGACCCGCTTGGAGAGTGGAGGAAGGGAATCGCAGATCGGATGTCATTCATGGCCGAACCGGATCAGCACCGGGCGAAGATGCTCGGGCTGGCAAATGTCGCGCTGAATCGACGAATGATCGACCATGGCCAGCTATCCGACATGCTGGAGTGGCTGGACTGCGCCAAGATTTGGGCTGAAGTGGAAATGTCCGAGGCTGATGGACTGGGTTTGTTCGATGGGGTCGACCCGGAAGGCGAGCGCCGGTACCAGGGGATTGTATTTGGTGGGGAGTAGGTGTTCGTCGGCAGGACGCCGGGGAGGGGTATGGCGCTTGTACCAATTTCCGTACCAATGGCATGTTTCTCAGTGAAAATCCGAGTGAGCCAAAGTAGGCAAGCGCCTGAATCTATTGATGTTGCCTACCCCTGTCTACCGCCCAAAACCCACCTATAATCGCGGTGTAATTCTGTTCCAGTGTCACAGGGTTGTGTTTCCGTAAGTTGTGCTGGTCAGCAACCAACATAGCTTTACCAATAAAGAGTATTGGCGCGATGTGATCAGGCTGATTGGCAAAAATGCAGGGCTGAGCCTGCGATGGGCGACATAGTAACGTAGGACTGCCAGCAGTTGTATCTTCGGATGTACGCGCCTGTACTGGATGGTGCGGAAAAAAGAGAGGGCGTGCCGTGAAGCACCCGGTTATTTGGCTGCTTCGGCGTGCCCTGGTACCAGGCGAACCTCGACACGCTGCCCCAGCGCTCGTGCTGCTGAGGCCAAGGTTGCCAGTGTCATGCCCGCGTCGTTTTCATCAAGGGCACGGTCGATGACCGTTCGACTGGTATGCATGCGCTGGGCTAGCTCTTTTTTGGTCACTTTTTGAAGCTTCATGCTCTGGGCGAGTTGCCAGGAGATAACACGCTTGAGGGCGGCGGCTGAAACTTCTTCTGCGGTTCCTTGTTCTGTGAGGAAATCGTCAAAGTCCGATCCTTTGTGCTTATTCAT